TAATCTTGCATTATATGCTTTCGTATCACTAGCATTAATTGCTGTTGCAGTGGTAAGAGTTGGTTTTCCTCTATCGAGAATTGATTTTTGTGTTGCAGATAAGTTATCACCAGCATTTTTTTTTTTTGTAGAGAATGCAGGAATAACTGAAGATGCATATGCACTGTTTGTCCGGCTAAACTCAGTTACACCTTTAGAACAACATTTGTTACAGTCTCCTTCGGTGCAGAAGAAACCAGATGAACCCGCACATATTATCGGCTGACCACCGCCAATAGGGATCACCACGGGTTCGCAGCCGGACCCACAACACTGAAATATCCGTTCTCCGGGTTCGGCACCACCTTTACAGCTTGGATTTGCTTCCTCACATTCTTCTTTTGATGCCGCACCACCTCCAGTTTCAAAGAAGCGACACTGACAATCACTATAACCGCTAGAACAATCAGCACTTTCACATCTCCAACCCGGATCAGGGTCGAGATCACATTCGGTACAACTATCTACCGCTCTACAGCCGGCCGCCGGAACCAAAAAACAAAGGGCTCCGGAACCGTCTTCTGGTGGAGTGACACCATCTTCACTACATTCACAATATGGAGAATCGCTACCTTCTTCACAACAAGCACACTTACCACAATATTCACATTTGGCATCAATATCGTCCTGTGACGCGTCAACATCAAACTTTGTCCAGCAGCCCTCACAATCCTCCTCACAAATACCATTGTTACATTCACCGGTTTCTGGAACGCAACAAATCCCAGTTGTACATGCTGGACAGCAACCAGAATCTGCAGGACATGAGAATGATCCACCGTTATTACATGGATCCCTATAGGTAATGCAAGCAGCTTGCTTACCTGCAGCGGTTGTATAAACTCTAACAATAGAAGCGTCAGAAGGAACATCAATTATAGTTACGTCAGGTGCGAGTTCAAAATCAGTAAAATTATCACCTGAATTAAATCCTACGTCTGTGTTTTCACCTAGACCTATACTTTGGGTTATTCCCAAAGGCGAATTATTTCTGTCTAAACATGAGCCTGATGTAGGCTTGAAAGTACTTCTATGTCCTCTTAACATCTATTTCCAATCACTCGGGGGTTACAAACTGTACATAATTGATTACTAATGTACTTGGACTATTAACTATGAATTTGAAGGTAAACGCTCCTATGACTTCACCCGAACCAAATTCTATTTTACCGGGAGTTGGGAAACCTTGAGAACTTACAAAAACCTCTTCGAAGTCCGAGTTATTACGCAGATATTCATCTGCTTGGTTTGCATTCCAAGTAACTGTACCACTATCTTGGTGTATGTATACTGTTGTTCCGTCACCCGGATTACTACAATTATTAAGATTTACTGAATTTATTGTTTCGTTGCCTGTCACACGCAAGTGAACAACAGGTTCATTGCAATCTAGAGTTAAACGATTATCAACAATGTTAATATTTCTACTGACAGTTTCTTCTCGGTAATTCTGGAGAACTAATCGTTCATTACCACTATTATCGTCTATGATTGCTGCGTTTGTTCCTTCTCCGGTATTCCCATTAATGAAAACTATCTCATTGTTACTTCCAACAAGATTACCGGATGGACCAGTTGGTCCTCTAAAGTTAACCTCATTGCTCGACGAATCTAGAATATTTGTAATGATTACGTCATTCGGATCAGTTGGATCCCCGCCTTCGGGAAGAATATGTGCATCCAAGAAAACCCGACCATCATCCTGTTCGTCTGCAACAAACTTTATGAGACTGTCTCCAGTAGGACCAGTGTCTCCTTCTGAACCGGGAACACCCGGTGTATTTGTTACTACTGGTGACCACTTCGAGGTAACAGAGTTCCAATCAGACCCGAGGTCGAACAATCCCGGAATCTGAGCGACATTTTCAAAACCAGTTTTTACAACAAAGAATCCATTTGTTGCACCCGCACCACTATTTAAAAGATCCCAGTGAGTGTTAATTATAAGTTCGCTGGTGGGTGACGCAAGTAAACATTGCTGTCTAGTAACATATACACCAGTTCTTTCATCATACAATCCCGATGATGACCATGTACTAAAGGTATCTATACCAGTAGCACCATCATTACCCTGTAGACCATCATTTCCTCTATCTCCGCGTGGTCCTTGCTGTCCCTGTCTTGCGTTGTTTGTTTGGACCCACACAACTGGATAATCACCGTCACCAGTAGGTCCTGTTCCGGGTCCGGCTACCGTGTTGACGAATCCATCACCAGAGACACCTAAGTATGTAAACTCAAGACCGACATCAGTACAGAACCATTTATCACCAATTTCTAATTCAGTACCGTCTGTTCTTGCCTCTGGTTTAGCTGTAATATTTGTAATGAAATATTCATTTCCGTAAGTAAATCCTGCACCAGCAGATCCACCAGCACCTTTAGCACCGTCTGTGTTAATTGCAAACAGCACATTAGTACCGCTCGTGAATCCAGTCGGAGTGCTACCAACGATCTGTGTGATATTACCACCAACATGTTGTAATGGTTTAGCAGAACTACCATAGGTCACGAAATCATTGTCACCATCGCCTTCGGTTATCGATCCTGTTGTAAATCTAAACACACCAAAGTCTTCTACACTAGTAGTAGAAAATACTGTCAGGAAGCCACTCTTATTTTGACTGTTATTGCTGACCGGAAACTTAATATAATCAGCAACAAAGTCACCATTTCCTGCTGTAACATTAACAGATAGAGTTTCTAATTTGTTGGTGCCAACTTCTTCGGTTGTTGTTAGATTTTGTTCGAGGGGAACGTTTGTCGCGTCAGTCGTAGTCCCCTGAATTGAGTATGGAATGTTAAACGGGTTCATACCACCGACATCACCAGATACACCTTCTACCGATTCGAATCTACCAAATGTATTTCCATTTTCATCAACATAATCGAGGAAAAGTTTGTTATCTACGATCGCACCAAAGGTTATACCTGTACCCCTCAAACCATCAGGTGAGATGAGTGTGAAAATGTCTTTCGATGTACTTCCATCTAGGGTGATACCGAGTCTTTCCGCATCACTTACACCGGTAATCTGGGTATCTGTAATTCCCTTGAGTAGAACAATTTCTGGACTACTCAAACATTTTGCTTGGGTATACTTTAGGAATGATCTAAGAAGTAAGGTTTTATCAAGTTGCTCATAGAAGTATAAAGAACCCTTCTTGTTTTCAAATTCTGTTCCTGATTGGAGATCTCCAGCAGTAAAGCCAAACACGAATGGTGTTGCGGAAGAACCTTCCCTTGGAGTATGGTGAATTGCTATGATCTTTTCTCCACCAACATTCGTATAGTAAATTTCACCGGGTTGGACACTACCCGTATCTCCATCTGTATTGTTACCCCAGTAAATTGGCGCGACCATGCCGGCAGAAGAACCGGTTGCAGCAAGTAGGAATCCTACTTCACCGGGATCACCAGTTGCACCATCAACAATACCTGTTGGAACAAGATTACCAAATGTATTTCCATTTTCATCAAGATACTGAATGTTGAGTTCACCAGCAACATTGGCTCCGAATGTAATTCCCTGTCCGGTGACACCCGGAGCACCATTAGTACCATCAGCACCTGCTACACCGTCAGAAAGAGCAAGAACATAAATTTCATCATTCTCATTCCAAGCAACTCCAGTACCACTCCATTCCCCACTACCCGAGGTAGAACAAAGAACTTCGAAGAAGTTGTATGTACCATCATCATTGATATCAAGTAAAAGTTCGCTACCATCAGTCTCTTGAATAGCGTCTGCTCTGAGAGACGCTCTAATTGCAAAGGTTTGATCAATCGTATCGTTGTAGAAACTAACCACGACTTTGGGGTTTGTGTCATTATTCGAAGCAGCAACACCATTCGGGAAAAACACATTTATAAGGTCTGAAGTAGCACCAACAAACCCATTGAGACCAGCAGCATTTCTGTGAATTCGTATTGCGTGTTGCGAATCATTATTTTCTATTCGTATTTTACCTTCCGCATTAACTGCAGCTACATTGCCCTGTTGTACATATTTTGCACCAACAAGAGCGTCGGGTCCAGTATCACCCTTTGGACCTGTATTGCCAACACCTACAGTGTTCCATCCCCCAGAAGCACCAGATCCATAATAGCCATAGAATTGATTTTCTTCTACGACATACCCAAAAGCACCACCAGAAGGACCACTAAGTCCGTCTGAACTTGCATCATACCAGAGTTCCCATTGTCCAGCACCATCGTTTTGGGCACCATTCCAAACAACAACATCCCCAATTGCTAGAGCACCATATCCACCACTGCTACCCGATTCATATGAACCAATAATCGCAGAAGGAATTGATGTTGTATCGATGATGAATTTAACACCATCCTTCTTATATTCATTAATATGGGCATCTGTTTCAGCAGAATTATCAGTAACAAACCCTTGAATTCTAAAGTCTATAGAAAGAGCATCTGTTACATAATACCCAGTGCCGGAAGATGTTCTAGGATCTCTGTTTAGGGTTTTGATACCAGCAGAAACCGGAAGGCCTGCAGGTGGAAAATTATTGAGTTTGTTAGCCATCTAAATTAATTCCTTAAGTGCTTATTCAATTCGATCATGTGTAGTCGAATGTTAATCTGAAATTGGGAGTACTGGGACCGATTCCCCCGGGCTGTTCGCTGCAGAAAACTGTATATTCTTCCACAAAGTTTCTCTCGTTTGTTATATTAACTGTGCTAACTCCAGCAATACTAAATCCATTTTTAGCACCATTAGTTCCAATCTGGAATATACCATCAATGAATTTTCGTCTTCTTGCCGAGAGTGTGCTTGCTACTGGCAAAGCTCTCGTTGGTATTGCAATTATAGGATAAAACGGAGTTGTTGTCACAACATTTGGACCGAAATTCACAGCATCTAATTCATAATTCAATAGATCATATTCTGTTTTTAATGTCGGACCACCGGTCACGGTTAATGTTTCTCCATTAATAGAAGAATTATTGAGCATAGGATCTAATAAAACTCGACTGCCATACAATTGAACATTGTCTACAATACCTGTTCTTGGCAGTTTCAGTGCAGTACCATTACTTGCAGTTACAATTGCAAGAGCTGCTTCCTTGTCTGCAACTGTACCACTTAAGCTCATAACAGAAGCAAAGTAAAGCCAATTTTCGTGTCTTATGAACTGAACTCCACTAGGATTTTTCGTAGCAAAATTAGTCTCGTTAACCGGATCATTAACTCCCGGAACTTTTGTATGCTTAAGTTGTGGTTGGAATGATTTTACTATTGGACCACCTGCTGTTGTAAATCCAATCACTGGTCCGTTATTATTACCACTGTCTAATATAATTTCCCCGGAGTTTCCAGTATTATAGTCTAGGAATGCGTATGTTCCACCCAAGAATGGTACGTTGTCGCCAGCGGAAGTTCCAGCAACATCACCGATTGTGTAGTCAGAAGTGAATTCGGCGTAGCTAAGAAGAAATTCTGCTGCTTGATTTACTGGTGATGGTGCAAACGGCGAAGGTCTGTCACTAGACGTTGATGTTCTATTGATATACCATTTAAATCCAGTGCTAGAATCTGTTGTTGCGCCAAAAACATACTGATGTGAATTATCAGCACACAGAGTTACCCCAGTGGTAAGATTTCTGCCATTGTTCTTTAAACTATTTTGTGTTAAATATCCAGCATGTCCTAACCATTGGAACGAATTAACTGTATAGTTAACTTCAGCTGGGTTTACTACATCGTATGTTTTTATGTAATCAAAGGTAAGTCCACCGGTAACTGGATCCAAGAATGCAATTTGTCTTATATCACCATTTCCCGTCATCACGGGTGCTCTGTGATTAGGCGAATCGTAGGTAAAGCCATCTATTATGGCACCACCACCGGTAGTACCTACAGTTACTGAAACCCAAGCACCTATAGTTCCGTCAAAGAACCAATCTTGAGTAAACCCTCTGTTAGTTCCATCTGCATTTGTACATCCGGATGTAAATCCAAATGAGTATACATCACATGAAGAGCCGTCTGTACCGTTTATTGCTGGAAAATTAATCTCTGGCATAATATCCCCAAATATTCTGTTGCTATAGTATATAGCGTTTTTTTACTTTATGTTCCTATACAATTGAATCCACGCACCCTGAATTTTAGTAAATTCTAAACCTGATGGTGGATGAAACCAACGGTCTCCTGTGATCGCTTCGACTCCCGGTGCAGTGTTGGAATAAAAATAATTTCCTGCTGGTCCAGTCGGACCCCGTGGTCCGGGTTCACCTACAATATAGACCGGACCTGAAGATGGAATACCAAAACTAACATTTAATTTCTCATCCTGTTTAATTTTTACATTGTCTAGACCATCATCTACTGTTTCATTTACCTTTAGTCTTTCGTCTTTTTTAATAGTAACATTTTCTATATCATCCGAAGTTTGTATGTGATTAGATCTATTTTTGAAAACTATTTTTGCCATTGGATTCTCCTAGAGTTATCGTGTGGTTTCCCTAGCCAATTCAAATGTTCCTGTAAGTATAGTTTTCACCTCTCCTGTATCATTGAAAGTAAGCGTAAGATCATAAAAATTTCTTGTTGCTGGTATATTAGATATTGTCTTATTATCTATTAAGATATATACAGCACCAGTAACACCATCATAATTTAGTATTATTCCACCAGTTTCTCCAGAATAACCATTACCATATGTAAACCCCCCATCACCACTCATTCCAAATGACCCGGTGGGATACGAATCATCAATAAAAGCAACCAATTTATCATAATTGGGTGCTCTTCTGATATTCATTTCTGCTGAAACTCCAGACAAATCAACTGCAGTTTTAGTATCATCTAAGTAATTAAATTGAAGAGTATATGTATCACCCTGATAATGAATTATCTGGTAGTCTATGTTTGTGCTACTCATACAGATCTCCTACTGTATTTAGGAATTAATTTTTGTTGAAAATTAAAAACTTAAATATTACTGATCTGCACTGCGTGTCCATATGATATTTGGTGCAGGAAAATCATTTGCACCACCAAGGAAAGGACCGATCATATTAAAGGGAACTACATCATCAATTAGTTTCCATGCAGCGTTCCAATTAGTATCGGTTCCACTAGATGCTGATGTAAAAGTCAGAGTTAACCCATAAGCAAATGTCGCGCCGGGACACATAGCATAGGCAGGACCATCATAATTACTCCATTCATTAGGACAACCTTTGAGAACGAGCTCGCCCGTTGGTCCCGTACCTGTGGTAGCAAAATTTGGTGGACCATCGGTTGATGTGTAATACCACCGAGTCCAACCCGGACTTCCCAGTTCTTGACCGCTTCCAATTCTATAGTGCGAATATGTGCCGTTACTTGACTTTGCTATTGATGTGACTCCACCAGATGCACCCGTGATTGATTGTAGTTCTTCCCATGTCTTTGTTGATGGTAAATCATACCACCTAGAAGCATCTAAACACCTTAATCTGCCCCACTCACTGGGACCACTGGTGGGCATACTTTCACCTTCTGTGTTTTCCATGACTGCTGGTGACAAACTTGCACCGGCAGCACACTCTTGCCTGAGCATAGCGTGATACAATGTTCTGGTGTCTAAGAAATTACCATTTGGTATATGTCCTACATTATATGCCGCGTTGGACCAATGTACCAGTACATTTTTCCCTGCATCAGTTGCTGTAAGGAAATTAGATCTATTTTTCATTAGTTGTCCCCAATGGGGAAGGGTAATTCCTGCACTTTGAATTGAGTTGTATATCAATTGATTAGAGAGAACATGACTGATAAAGGAATATGTGTACGCATAATCTCCTGCTTCTGTCGAAGTATTCTTTTCACCGTATGTTATTGTTCTATACTCTAAGTTGGGTCTGGTTTCAACGAGTGCATTAGATAGATCTGCTTGTGTAATTCCATTTGGACCACCACCAACAATATCTTCTTGAAGCCACGCTGTAATATAATCTGGATTCTTCTCCCAAGTAGATTGAGTTCCCGCTGTGCCTTCGATTGGATTCCATGACCCAACATAACCCGGAGCCGGATCTGTGGAATCTGTCCATATGATTCTGGAGATTCCACCAGACGGGCCCTTGGTTCTCACATAGGCACTCATTAAATATGCGTCTTTGAGTTTTCTTTGATTGCTTGACAATCCCCACCACTTAGACGACGGAGATATGCCTAGTTCATCACTAAACAGTCCATGATAAGCAACCGGCCGACTCGATGTAATTCCCGGACCATTGTATACATTTCCATCAGTGCCGGTCACTGGATTCGTTCCCGGTCCCTCGTATGTCGAACCATCTTGGTTATAATAAACTAAATTATTTGCACTTGAGTCTATTGGTCTATCTATTACAATGTATGCAGTACCACCACTTATACCACTTTCTCTCACATTAAGATCGAAGTGTCTAAAACTACAAAGGGGTCCACCTTGTTGAGATTGTTCAGTTTCATGGTAACCTTTAGTTAATTTCTTACCAGCGGGCCCAGTTTTTGAAATTTCTTTGTATGTTTCATTTGATGTGTTACCAAATTTAAAATCTAGTACGTCAAATAATCTGGAGTCTTGGGTAACAAGGTAAGCAAAGTATATCTTTGGATTCCATTCTCCTCCGTGATATCCATTATTCTTAAAGAATTTGCCTAGGCTATATGAAGCCATTCCGACATCGATTCCTTTTTGTGTCATCAATCTTCTATATTCAATCCTGTCGTCAGCCGTGACACCCGGATCAAATGCAGAAATCATTCTTGCCTCGTCTTGCATGGCTTCCCAACCACCATACTCACGGTATGATGTAGACTGTGCTTTCATAGTCCCGCGAAGTTTGGAGTTGTCATTCCACATTGGAACTAAATTCAAGCTTCCCGGTCTTTGTTTTGGGTTGCCCACATATGAATCATTCTCAATTTCTTCCGGACAGATTATAGTGTCTGTCCATGATTTTGTGTCCTCTGTGAAATTATAATTTGGATAAGAAACGATATGTCCGGACAAGTCGTCTACTTCTGTCAGTATTGGTCTGTTTGCTTTGTCCGTAGGATCCCAGTTGACAGGAGGCCTGAACGCATTTGATGGCGGAATCGATCCAACAACGGTACACACTCCCCATGATTGAGTCCAACATACTTCTCCTCCACCACCAGTCCAAATTTCACTGTTTCCCATGACTCCAGTGTATGCAGTTTGAGTGACAATCATGTCACCGGCTTCCAGAGTCACACCGGGATTTATCACTCCATCGTTGTTTGATTGTGTTACACCTTGACTCGAATCAAAGTATCTACCAACAGTCAACTCTGGTTTGTCGTCTTGAATTCCCATTCTAAAATCAAACAAAAGATCATAATTTGTGGGTTGGTTTCCAGTAACAACTTGTCCAGTAACACAATTTACATTTTCATCAAACGTACCATAATCATACGAAATACCTCTGTATGCGGCATCTCTTTTAATTTTACCATAATGTGGATTGATAATTGTTTGATTTACCATCCCAGTTGCACCGGGTAATGTCACACCCGATGATGTCTGGAAAGTTCCGGGTGCATATGTACCACCAACAGGCAACGTAACTCCAGAATACCCACTTTCAAATCCATAATTTTGTATTTCAGGTGCAGCGAGAGTCTGACCCGGAGACACGCCCACTAAAACCAAAGTCGCTCCGTTTGGATAGATCCAAGGAGTGCCATCTAGAAATGTTCCGGTCACTGGTGTAGCACCAGTATACTGAATGTCCCATTGATAATTGTCTGTTATTAAACTCATGGTTCTGGATATCCTACATGTGTAATTGAATATGTCAATGAAACGGTGTTGGTTCCTACGAATGGTGTAGATTGGAAAGTATGTGTATATAGTGGATTGTTTCCCCACATGCTACCAGTTATGCCACTAGTAGGCCACTCGTCACTTCCTGTACCTAGATCACCTATCGACCAACGCAAAGCGTCACTTGTATGTGTGCTAATTGTGTTAGGATCCCAATAGTAGTTATAAACCTGCCCTGTGTTACCCGCATAATATCCTCCAGAGGAGTTGTCTCCACTACCACCCTTGGTCACAGTGACTTGTAGTCTGTAGTAGTCGCCAGACATACCATCGACGAAATTATCTCTTTCTAATGTCAAACCATAAAAGTCCCATATCCACATAATATTGTCACCAACATAATCAGGACTACAGTGTGCTGCATTTCTTCCGGGAATCCAACCAGTCACACCGGCCGCTCCTACTGCACCATAGGCATAAACTGGAGTCCCTGCATCGGATCCCCATGACGCATTTGCGGCTTGCCACGGTCCAAGGTCACCAGTACCACCACCAGTGAGTCCCCATGCCTGTGTTTCTTCATATGCTCTTGAGTATGATGCTCCTGCCGGTAACGTAAGTGCAGGATATGTAGAGTCCCAGTTTACATCATCAGTGGAAACTATTTGTTGAATCTGGGTGGACGTTGGAACAGTTGACCAACGCACACCAAGAACACCTCCGTCGCTAGCACCACCACCCACCGTCTTGCCTTGGAAAGTTCCTGACTCTAAATAGTCATCAAGATTCGTATGAATTCGTTTATCAGTAAGAGATATTGCATTTTCACTAGCGTAATTGTACTGTAGGTTATTTGCGTGTGTGTGTCCTGCTTTATCACCAGACTCACCATTTGGTGCATTTATACCCGATACGATATTGTTTTCCACCACGACGGTAGAGTGACAGATTTTTCTTAAGTCCATTGAAGACAACTGTCTTCTATTCGAAAGTGTGAATGTTGTTGGAACTAGATCTGTTATGACAGATGTATTGTTACGAATGGTAACAGTTTGGGCGCCAGTGCTTCCACTCAATCCTGTGTCTGGTGCTCCGTTGAACGAAATTGTTTTTTGTCCTGATAGGAAACCCTGAATATCAAGAACCTTATCGACGACGACGAGGTTGTTCTCGAACGTATATCCATATGCCAGAGTCACACCGATGCCTGCTCCATCGAGTGGCTGGAAAGAGTGTGCCCTTTGACAATTATAGAAAATGTTGTGTTTAACTGTCGCATTACGCCATGAGTCCTTATACAAAGACAATCCCTGACCGTGAGTAGACGCTTCGAGAGAGAATACATTGTTCTCTATGTGCGAGTGTTTGAGGTCAGACGTTGGGGTAGCCGTCTGTATAAGAACACCAGAGAAACTTTCAACATGATCTATGATGTTGTTTGTGAACGTACTACCATCACGCACGGCAGCACCACGACCACTACATCTTCTCATGACACACTTGTCGAATGTTATGGGTGTGTAGTTGATTCTTGCGAACCGACTTCCATCGGTGATTGAGCAGTTGGAGACGACAGCAGAACCATATGCTCCGTTATCCCGAATTACACCTGCTGCACTACCCCTTAAAGCCTGTCCTTCCATTATCACATTTTCTAATGTAACACCAACCCCTGCTCCACCACCAAGTTTGAAGCAATAATCACTGACTGGGATTCGTGCATCTGAAGCATCGCCGTTTGCAGGTCTATATAAAGCCCGCGCTGCTGTGACACCATTCGTGAGATCCCATGTATACTCACCACTTTTAAGTGTCTGACCGGGAATACCACATATGGCAAAGTCTAGGTACGTTAGATAAGTTGTCAGACTCCCACCACCGAGTGCTGCAAGGGTTAAACCACCGCTCGTATTGTCCCAAGACTCAATTCTTGCCGCTGATACGGTGTTTGATGAGGAGTGAATCAGTGTCCACGGCCCAGCCGTGATCCCTACCGTAACACCCGCTAGAATATCGTTGACCTGCGACTTGAGTGTTGCATCAGTGATCGTCCATCCAAGGATGGTTTCGTTGTACGCATTATCACCTGCGACTGTATGAACAATACCATTAGTGATGCCAGCCGACTGTTTGTTTACGGTAAACCAATTACCATTGTAACAGAAACGATACGGGTCCATTTCGGATGGTGGTGATGGATTGACTGCGAGTAGAGGTTTGGTTGATGCATTTCCATCCATCAGATAGAACATCAACGATTCATAGTCACTGAAGTCGTGGTCTGCTGCATACACACCATCCCCAATATCAACCCAAGTTGCAGTTTTAGCCATACTAAATCGACCACCAGAAATCCCCACACTCCGTGCCGTGAGGCTAATTCCATCTGCTAGATGGTCTGAATTTGACGCAGCAAACTTACGAATACCAAAGTCAATGTTTTGATTTTCAGACAGTGAACTAATTTCTGACTGTGCAACACTAAATGGTTCCCAAAATGATCCCGGTGATGCAATAATATCACCAAAGTCCACCGTTGCGCCGGTAGATCCGGAACCGTTTGTTATAGTTACATTACCAAATAACCGTCCAGTATCACTCGGTGTGTATGATTGACCACCCGCACCATTGATTATACTACCATTTTGAGTCCAGTAGTATGTTGTTGATGGTGGGGGGTATCCTGTTGCGCCAACATTCTGAATAGTCACTGCAAATCCGGCAGTTTGTCCAAAGACAGATGCACTAGGTGTTCCAGTGAAGGATGGGACAACTAATTCAGAACCAATAATACCAAAATCTACTGTTTCTCCAGCAGATCCCAATTCATTCGTAATAGTAACAACACCATCTATATGTCCGGCTATAGTACTATTAATAACATCTGTAACAGTAATAGAATTTCCCATTCCGGGACCGTGAATATTGCAGACATATGTCAGTGATGCTGGTGCATCAGCGGGAACAATTAATGTTCTTACACCAATACCATTGGACAATTCTCCGCCGGGATTTGTGTCTGTTGTCCAAGAATAGTTATCACCACCATTTTTAAGAACCAATGGATGAGTACCGTTTGAACTATCAGATTGATCGAATATATATTCAACACCTCTGGTTAATGGATAGTCTACAGGATTTTGTACGCCATCAAAGTAAAACCGGTTTCCATCATTACCACCCGCAGCAAGCCCGACAGTAACTATGATTGTCTTCTTCGCACCTGCAAGTTCACCAGTAGCACCAACAACATATGCATATCCAGTAGCACCAGAGATAACAACATCATCATCATACCACTGGAAAGATGTGACAGGTTCAGGAACTCCCGTAGAACCATAGTTGAGAAATTCCAATCTTTCTCCTACGTCTGGGGTCAGAGTAGACCCTTGGGGAGTTCCAGTAAAGGTTGGAGCAAAGTCACCCGACTCAATAACTGTACCAAAGTCTATAGTGGCACCAGTAGAACCGACATAATTTGATAGAGTTATGTTACCTAGCAATGGTCCAGTAATAGTTGGTGTGTATGACTGATTTACTGCTCCATTAATTATACTACCATTTTGTGACCATCGGTAAGATACTATTGGCGGAGGATTTCCAGTCGAACCAATATCATCAATAAATACTTGTGTGAAAGTAGTTTGTCCAACCGCAGATGCGTTGGGTGTTCCAGTAAAAAATGGAGCAAAATCAGTAGTACTACCAGTAACAGCATCACCAATTGATATGTTAGATATAGTAGAACCATAGAAATTAATAGCTGTAATATTAACTGATATTATATTTCCAATATCAGCAGTGCCTATCTGATAAGTATTACCAGTATATCCCACGAGTATACTATCGTTACTTAACCATTGATATCCCTGAACTGTTGGGGGTGGATATCCGGATAGAGAAAAATAAGGTTGTATTATATCACCCTCAGACCAATATACCATTACTCGCTACCTCCAATTAATCCCTCTCCAGAGAATATAGGAGCAGAGCGTTCTACTATATTCGAAACTGTTAAAATTTCAAATCTACCTCGTAATATTGTAGTTCGTATTCCTGTTATAGAATTATTCAATTGTAAGTCGTAGTTATACTTACCTACGGGAATACCATAGGTTGTTTCTCCATCTATATGAATATGTACATCCCCAGTAGTTCCTGAGTAATTTAATATTAGACCCCCAGTATAACCAGTAGTCCCAGAACCACTAACAAAATCTCCAGACAATCCCCTACCAAAACTTCCTGTTGGATAATTTTCTATAATCTCAGCAAGTAAATATTCGGAGTCTGGTGTTCGTCTAATTTGCATTTTTGCTTCATAATTAGATAAATCTATACCAACATTATTATTGTCCGTATAACAAAAATCTAATTTATAGGTATTCCCCCTATAAACATAAATGTCATAATTCGATAAATCTGCAGACATATCAATTCCTATAAAAAAGCTTCACTCTATTTAGTAGTGAGGCACTTCCAAGAAACTGGGAAAAGTCTAGAAATTAAAACACCGATTGATTTTGCATATTCTCTTACTTCATATTGTGCATGTTCATCGATTCTTTGCTTATAAAACCGAGCATAAGCAGCAAGCGAACCAGTCCAATACCACTCGGTATACATTCCTTGGGGAAGAATGAACCTTGCTTGTTCTGGTGCTACTCCAGCATCAAGTAGATCATAATAATTACGGAGACACCCAATAAGCATACTATTATAAGTTTGCTGGATTTCATCCTGTATTTCTATGAAATCATCACTTCCCTGTTTAGCACCATTCTTCGGTTTACCTCTCCACTTGGGATTGTAGAACTCTGGTTCAAACGAAACATAACGGCGAGAGATTTCATTCTCCACGAAGCCCTGTTTGTGCTTGAACATTTGTGTGCGAATCGACACAGGCGCCTTCACACGCAGCGTAATCTGAGGATGTGCAAACGGCGTCCAGTGTTGGTGAGTCGCCAGATACTTCAACAACTTCACATCCCTTTCACCTAACTTCTGTACATCCTCTGGGTGGTACGAGGATCCACTCTCACGCAGTCTCCTCACTGCTTCCTCGTCAATCTCCCACTCGGTGTCCTTTGAGAACGAAACCCGTGCGGCGTTACACACCATGAGGTCTGAACCCATGTGGTCTACCAATTCAACATGTCCCTTATCTAATACCTTCTCACTCATATTATACCTTTCTCCATCTGTTAAGACGCATCATTGCTTCCAGTCCGGAAACAGCATTATCATTCATTATTTTTTTTATTTGTTTTGGAGTAAACCTATAGATCATATCGTTAATATCTTTATCTTTCATACCATTCGGCCAAATACATACTGTCTTTCCCTGATTAATTAGGTTCTCATTAAACTTCACAATCTGGGGATTGCGTGGTTCATTATCAAGAACATAAACCATATCAGTGTTTGCAAAACGAGCAGGTTCGTTCTGCACTGATGCTGCACCCACCATAGCAACGGTGTTGTCGATGAAGAGACTGTCTAATGGACCCTCGACGACATACACACGCTTCTTTGGGTTTGCACGCCACATACCATACCAGAGTCGTTCAATTGATTTATCCGACTTCACAGTAATATACCGTAAGGTAGTGCGGGCATTGTACTCATCCTTCATCGACAACGACCGACCCTGAACCGCAACTACATTATCCTTCTTGTCGAAGAAAGGAATAACGAGTCGTGGTTCTGGTTTTGTGACCAATGAAGGATTTAATTCAGGATCAACCTTTTTCATATACCCATAGAAGTTATCAGTAAAGTACAACATACTGTAGAACTTCTTCGGGATCTTTCTCATGTCCACGAACTGTCGGCAGATATGGTTTTCTTCTAGGTCATTAATACAAATTAATGGTTTTAGTAAATCATGCTTTGGTTTAAACTTTGGTTTACTAAACATAGAATTCATTTCGCTTTCTGATATTTTACTTCTTTTAGTTCCATTTTTTTCTTTCCATAATTCTATAGAATATTCTTTTTTAAGATTAACATCTACCTTATCTAAAAAACCAAACATGTCAGATGAGTAGCCGCAATTATGACACTTAACAAAATATTTATTCTTACTCTCAAAGAAATAAAATCTAGCTTTAGTTTTATTTTTTTGTGAATCCCCACAAATTGGACATCTACAGTTTGCTAGATTATTCTTAGCCCACTTAAATTTATCTAGTTGACCAGAGAGTATATTAATGTATTTTTTATCAATAAAAGATGTCATTATTATTTCCATGCAGAAAGATCGGACTTTTTGAATTTATCATTAAACGATATATCATATCCAGATGCTGCAGTTTCCTGATTGGTTTGATTTGAATTTACAATTCCATGCTGTTCTTCTAGATCAACATCATATAGTTTCATCTTACCTCGATTAATACCAAGAACAAACTTTCTATTCTTTGCAGGATCATTGTACCGATTCTTTAGTTGTTTCACCATAATTTGTTCTCGTTCTTCCAATTCTTCGGTGGAGATCAAAGCAAACATGAGATCTGCAGTTTGAGGAAGACCAAACGATTCACTCGTATCTTCAAGACCCATATCAGAGTTGTTAAACCCCGACCGATTTACCTGTGTTGCAGAGAATATAGGAACATTCTTTTCGATTGCAAGACCACGCAGTTCTTCTGCAATAGCCTTCACAAAAGTGTATGAGTTAACTGCACCATTATTCTTTAGTCTGGATGATGTGCAGATATTTAGATAATCAATAAAAATAATATCCGGCTTAAACTTTCGTTTCAACCAGAGTTCATCAAGAAGATTTCTAAAGTGTGTAGAACCAGCAGATGCGGTAGGGTACTCTTTGATAATCAACTTACCTTTAACATGATCAGAGATTTTCTTTAACTTACTCTTATACATTTCCTTGGGGAGATCACTTATCTCGTCAATGGGCATATCAAAAAGGTTTGCATCAATTCTTTCTGCAATTCTTTCTTCTGCCATTTCGCATGTAATGTAAAGAACATTTTGATTTTGTGACAGACAAGCAGCAGCATGATGACACAAGAACAGAGACTTACCGACACCAGTACCAGCCATAACAATATTAAGTGTTTTTTGTGGAGTACCTCCACCCGTAATTCTATTCATATAATCTAAATCAAAACCGACTTTAGTTTCTACTTCGTTGTAGAAGTCGTATCTTTCTTCACAGTCTTCGATGTAGTCGTGTCCGATGTGGGCGTCGAAGGAGACTGCGAGGGCGTCCGATAAGATGCTTGGGATTGCATTCTCTGTCTTTGATTTCGATTTGCCGTCAATGATGTGGATCGATTCCATGATCGCATTATAGATAGACCTTTCCTTGCAGTATGTTTCTGTTTCTTTTACTAACCACTCTTGATCTGTTTTATCATCAACATGTAATGTATCAACAAGATCTTTACATGACTTAAATGAATCTTCATTTAACTCATCTACTTTATCTAGACATATTAGAATCGCATCCTTTGTTGGAGTAACATTATACTCCTTAATAAAATCCGACAAAATTTTATATACCACTTTGTCAGTTTTAGACTCAAAGTATTCATCCGATAAGAACGGAGAAACTTTACGAGAAAATGAATCATTATATGCTAAATTAGACAGAATCAATCTTGATAGATCACTCATCAGGTTCTTCTACTTTCAGTTCACCGTACTTGAATTCTTTACTTGCAGCTTCGTCGAGTTGCTTCATGATATCATCTGTAAAATATTTTTTGGGATCCTTATAGACATGCTTTTCAAAAACTTTACTGCCGTCAGGAAACTCATACCTCGTTGATACCTTTTTAATTATACCATACTTTTAAGCAAGAGTCAACAGTCCATAGTAGTCATCCAGACCCTTGTCATAATGAAGCATGACATCGACCATAGAATTTTCTTTAGTAAGCCTAGACTTATAAAGTTTACAATGAACAATATTACCAATTACATCAGTTCCCTCTTTAACTTTCTTCTTAGAAAGATAGACAATCGTTGATGCTGCATACTTCAGACCAGCACCGCCACTCATCTCTTTGGTTGGGAACATAGAACCCACCGACGCATAAGTGTGATTAGTCATAATCATTGGAATGCCTGCTGCACCCAACTTAAGAGTCAAAACTCTGAATGTGGCCTTGATAACTTGGGCACGAGTCATGTCTCTAGTATCTTTACCATCTGCAGTATCTGTCATTTCCTTGGTAGTAGAAAGCATACCAAGTGAATCTAACACAATCATCATTGGTTTCTTATCTTTACTGTCGTTGTACTTGTCAACGATACTAATCGCCTGATGTCGAAACTCTTCTACTGTAGATACAGGCATAACTGCAACACGTTTGGTGTCAATACCTCTACCCTTAATCATGTCTGATGTCACTGCCTGTTCAGAATCAAAATAAAGCACAACCCCATCAGGACGATCCCGCAAAAATTTAGAAACGATTCCAAGGGTAAAATATGTTTTTCCTGTGGTGCTCTCACCAGCAATAGCAGTGATTTTATTATCTGGTATCCCTCCATAGATAGACCCACTAAGAATAGCATTAAAAATATAACAACCAGTATCGACGAATCCGTCGATGTCAGCGCCTGCCAATCCCTGATCAACGATGCTAGCATACTTATTTCCTGACTCTTTAATTAGATCGTTCAAAAATTCCATTTATTCTCCTATCCGAATAATTCTTCTAGTGTACTGACTTTTTCTGTTGACCAACCGATAACATCTAGAATGTTTTTCAGTGGATCGATAAAACTCTTTGTGAATTGTTTATCATAATCGATATATTCATCCAAGGAAAGTTCTTTCGGTAAAACTGTCTTGAAAGAAACGACCTGATCTCCACGAGCACCACCAATTGGATTTGGTTGTTTCAAATAAACAAACTTTACTTTATCACCTTCGAAGATTGTCTCATACTTTCGTGTAAGTTTAAGTTTCTTCATGAAATGATTATATATCAAAGCACCCTTTACTGCAATAGGCGTTCCCTTAGAATAAATATCAGTGCTACTAGAATATTTTTCTAGATTGGAAACACCGCGAGGAAATGCTACTGATTCCACTTCCGTTTTATAAAAAGTTTCTTTAAATTCGACGATGAGGTTTTGTACCGTCTCTTCATCTGTCGTGAGAATGAGTCCGATACACTCTTTGAGTTTTTCTCTGACGATAGCCGGTGTCGAAGAACGGGTAGTTTCAATTCCCATGATTTTGAGTTTTGGTTGTTCATACCGTACACCCTCGCTGTCCCACACATTCAACATATATCTTTTCTTTGCTGTCCATATACCTCTTTCCGCGATAACTTCGCGTCCCATAATCATTTTGTTTTGATACGCATTCATGATATCAGCCAAATCTGCGTATTGTTTGTCAATAAAAGGCTGAATAATTTTTTCGGATGCTTTATCCAAAAAGTTGACAGTTTCTTCTTTGGTTTTATTCGGGATAAACTTGTCAACCAGTTCATTTACCCGCAAGTACACAGAGTCTGTGTCAGATGCAACCACGTAATCGTAATCTTTAGTTCCCACATGCTCATTTAAAAATACATTTAATTTATCTGCAATCCACCGAATACTCAACTGACCAGAATGTGTGATTGCTTCTGCCATATCTACATCATAGTATCTAAACCACTGATTTCCGATAGCACCATAAGCGGAGTTCAATTGAATTTTACGAACCATCTGAAAATTATTAAACTTTGCAATCTTATAATCTAGTTCCTTATTGTCTGGATCTTTTTCCTTCTGCCTTTGACACTCAAGCATTTTCTTCTTATACATGCTACGTTCTTCGTACATTTTCTCCATTAGCTCGGGAAGAAATCCATACTTATCCTTGCGATAGAATGTCCCGTTTGCAGCAACCGAGAGATCAAGTTTTTTTAGTTGTTTTATCTTATCATAGCACCCAGCGTACGTATGGTCAACATCACCCATAAGTATATTATTGACTCCAATACCAAATGATAATTCCCCATGATCACGCACCAAGGTTTCGGGACTAATATTATACTGCATAATCAAGTGGGGATATAGACTGTTCAAGTCAAAGGAAACAATCCAATCGTGTTGACCCACAATGGGATCTTTTACGTATGCACCAGCATACTGATCATTTTTTATACCACCCTTCTTCGGTGGAATAACAATATCCTTTTCTCGCAGATAATGATAAATAATTGCATCCCAAGTTCTAACTTGAGAAAATACGTCCTCATAATTAACTTTTGCTGCATATGCAAGTGCAACAGCAAGTTCCATCAACTTAAGTTTTTCTTCTAAACGCTCCACCAATTTAACATCAAGAATGTTATAGTCGATGAACTTTTGAAAGTCATTCTTATAGAAGTCTTTGATTGAGTCATATTCACCATAATCCAACTTACGCTGACCCAATTCAACAAATGCGATGTGATCAAGTCTATATGATTCTTGATTTACATAAGTAAATGTTTTATATAGATCGAAGTAATCTACAATAGAAACACCGAGAATCTGATAGACAAGATTCTTTTTACCCTGCTTTTCGATATACTTATCACGAAGTCTACCCCAAGGGGAAAGACGTTTTGCATTCTTAGGCTTAAGAAGTAATTTAATACGACTCACGAGATATGGAATATCAAAGAACTTTACATTCCAACCAGTCACAATATGAGGAGGATTTTGTTCCCACCAATCAATAAAGTGAAGTAGTAAGTCTTCTTCCGTTGCAAAATTGTAGTAGTAAGTTTTTCTTGCATTTGTCTTGAAGTTGCCCAATCCAAATACATGTGTCTCACCGGACATAGAAACTGTAATAGCAATGACTGCTTCGAGTGGATTTTCTACTTGAGGAAAACCACGCTCACATGTCGTTTCGATGTCCATATAACAAATTGGTATTTCAGAAAAATTGTAATTTACCTCATCCGGAAAACAATCACCGATATATTGATACACATAATCTGTATTTCCATATACAGTAAAATTATCAACACCTGCATACTGGTTAACAAAATCACGACAGTCCGTGATTGATCCCGGATGAATTGATTCTACCGAAGATCCGGTGAGAGTTTTGAATTTAGATTCATTTGTAGTTGGAACAAACAAAGTGGGTTGATATCTGTCAACATTCTTAATTTCGACACCATTTTTGATGCCACGATATAAGATACCGTCGCCAACGAGAGATACGTTGGTGTAATAATCAAAATTCATTTGTTCTCCATGTGGTTATTATACCATCATTTAATCGAATCTTCAACTCTTTCTTTCAGAAAAAGATCTGTCTGTTCTACCAGATATTGTGGATTTGATATATTAGACGGCGTTTCATCTCTATCAGAAATGTAGGCAGAAAGAAGTACCATGTAATTGATGACATCAACTACTGTGTCCTGAAAACTCTCATCTTGAACATTCATTTTACCGGCATGAATAAACGAAGAAAGTCGGCTCATCTTGTCAGTAATACGAGTAAGGAAGCCTTGTTCTGTAGTACAAATACCCATAGATTCTACACGAGTAAAGTTGGCAAATGGCTCATTTCCCTCATGTCCTGCATAGTCTTTATTTTTAACAGACATGAGTTGCTGTGCAGATTTACATATTTCTGAGTGATACATTAAAAGTTCATCGCGTGTCATATTATACTCCTGTAGATCCGAAACCGCCTACGCGGTTGGTCTTTTGTGATTCTGGTGTTGCTTGTGTGTATGTGATGTATCTAACTTGCCTAGCATATTCAACAATCTCCACCTGAGCGATACGATCGCCGTGAGTAATCTTGAATGGTGTGTTTGTGGTGTTGTAGAGTGGAATAAACACTTCATGACAATAGTCGGCGTCGATCACACCTTCTGCGTTAATCAGAGTCACGCCATTCTTCACTGCAAGTCCTGATCGTGGATGCAGACGGGCAGAGAAACCCAGAGGAATATCCATTACCATACCAGTCGGAATCAAAGCACGGCACTTCGGGTTCAGAGTGAATGTACACATGGGTGTGTCGTCTTCGAAGACAACCTGTGATGTGGTTGTATGTGGTTGATTGTAACCGTCGTACCACTTGATCTCACGAATCAATGGTGCAACATCTTCGGGGGTGACAGGACCACGCAAGTGAGCATGGATGTCGTAACAAGCAGCCTCATGGCTGCCAAGTTTAAGTTCAAGTGTATTAGCATACAACTTGTGGATCTTCATCGCTTCGGACATAGTATCTCCATAAAGTAAAAGTTATACGCAAAGTATAGCGTATTAAGTTCAATTGTCAACTGGTTTATTTAGACTCGTCGCCAGACAATTGGATTGTCGCTGATCTTCTGGAATGATCTTCCCGAAACAGTAACAGTGTCTCCAGCACCACCCGTTCCCAACGACAAAGAACCGGAGTCCGTAACAGAAAACGCAGCAGAACCTGACTTGTTTCCTATACCAGACCCCATAAGAAGTGCTCCTGTTTCTATTCCGCTGGCAGATGTTGTATCCAATCTATAATCACCGCTGGGTCCGGTAACAGCAGAAACATATGTGATTGCTCCAGATAAAACATTATCCATACCAGAGGAAGTTCCTGCTCCACCAGAACCTCCAGCACCAAAACCAATAGACATAAAATCATCTATCGCATTCGACCCAGCATTTAACATAAGATTTGTATTATTATTAAATATATTATTACTAAGACCACCCATAGCATAGGTGTGTGTTATATTGTTTAAATCAAAAACTGCTTCATTAGAATCAAATATATTATTATGAATATGTAACTTACTTAATGATTGGTCGTCCTCACTTTGAATACAGTAACCATCATTATTATAAAAAACATTGTTTGCTATTACAGCATGAGCATTTTCATTGCCAGCCTGCTCATTTAATTTAATGACGCCATTACCTGCGTGATTTGCGAAAACATTGTTTATTATAGTAGGACCACCACCATATAAAGTACTATCAATAGTATTACTGACATTATCAAACAAACACCCAATAATAGTAACATCTGCTAGTGGAGGATCTCCAGCCGAAACTATATTATGAAAATAACATTTTATCCACATGATATCACCACCATACCTACTCTGAGTTGGTAAACCCCTACCCCCTACCGTAGTGGTGAATGGACCAGACTCACAATTGTATAGTATGGGACGAGCGGAGGCCATATAGTTTCCAATGTTTATTGTTCCGTTTGCCCCTCCTTGTGAGGAATCTATTGTTTTGGATTCTGTCCACCTTAAATTTTTTCCCAACCACATATAATTTGAGTCTCCCTGATATGTACCACTAAGTTCGGGATAATATGCACTATAGTTACCAGCACCCTGAGTATTAACACCAAACCCACTACTCCAGCCTTCGTTGAGGTATATGTTATATCTCGTACCGTCTTCTACACCACTTTCATTTACCCCGATACAACATACGTTGCCGTTTTTTAAAGGCCAATACCAACTAAAATTTTGTGTTAATATTTCACCACCAGTTGTACCTTCTGCCCACAGAAAAACTCTGTCGCCGTCAGTAACTGTGGCACAATTATATGTACCACCTCTACTATTTCCATGATCTGTAGCAGCAAAGAAAGTCTTCCATGCAGTCGCAGGAGTTAATCCGTTGGCAGTATCATCACCATTTACTGGTCTGACGTAATAATCTGTCATTTAAAACTTTCCTAAAAATTACCCATTTTGAGTAGTAGGAGTATACAGAAGAGGACGAACACATGGTTTCTGAATGATTGCCTGTGATGTTGTATCAAGATCACCAAGTAGACTAGAAAAGACTGCTGCGACTGCTTGGATGTCGGCACCACTGAGTCGTGAAATACCTTCTGCATCTCTACCATCTTCTACGATATCTGTAGGATCATTTGGAAAGTCTCCGCTGAGTCCTGCCCACTTGAGTGCAAAGTCAGCACCTCTTGCGTTTGAGTAACGAATGTTTTCGCACATCGGTCTGATGTACTCGTTTACGAATTTAATTGCTTCTGGGTCTGTGATAGCCATTTTAGTTAATCTCCTTATCAATCACCAGTGTAGGTGATTGCTTTAAGTGCGTTAGCAGCAGTGGTTAATTGTCCTGCTTGTACAACAAACTGGTCAATCAGACCTTCGTCGATTGCGTTTCGTTCTTCTTCTGATGTGTAGATCACACCGAGTTTATTAATGTTACCCTCGATTTTAGTCATGAGGGTCATGATGTCTGCCATTGGATATAATGATTTCATTATAAGTCTCCTTTATACTATGTATCTTCTCTGCGAGATGGATTCGCAACGTGTCTGAATTTTTTGTCTCCGTATAACAAATGATCCACCTGATCCATGTATAAAACATGATCTAGTCTTTCAAACTCATTTATAAGAGTAGATGATATATCATCTTCCTGTTCAAAACTTTCTACTTCAATAAAATCAGAGGGCCTGCTATCTAGGACCAGTAGTCGATCTTCCCAGTCTCTTTTATTGTCAAATGTTTCGAAGTTGGGTTGTCCAGTTCTAAGTTGTTCTCCTTCGGGTAGAACACCATCATGAATTTTATCACCTATACCATGAGCAATCCACCATGTAACTTGTGTTGCATTATATTTCATCCTAGATCAGTCCCCCCAATTGTCCATCCCAAACCTTCCAAGTAAGTTGCGGCCGCCGTAGCGTCTGTATATTGACCACTACCTATTCCATTATAGGTTGTAGAATTATATGATAACCCAGTACCACCAAGACTTTCGGCAGTTGTATAACTATTATCATAGGCCCAGTTTGCAAGACAGATTATCCACTTACTATAGTTTTCTATACTCATTGCAGTATAACTTAACATCGAGGAGAAGTTCGCACCACCAGCGGTTCGCATTCCACCATCATTCGTTCCCCACGCACTGATATCTTCATTTAGTTCGCCACAATAGTTGAACATTCTGTTCATACTTGATTGACCCGCCATAGACCAATTACCTATGTCCTCGAATGTGGCGATGTAGCAATCTTCAAACGCCATACCCCAATTATACACATTGCTCGTATCCCAATCTTGTAATCCGATACCTATAAATTTAATACACTCCCAGAATGACTGATACATCATGTCTACATTAGACATATTCCATTTGCCTATTAGAGGATTAAAATGTTTATTAAAACGAAATGAACCTTGAAATGCAGTCGGATTTTGCGTCTGAAACCATTGGTTCATATTTCTTTCATTATTTGCTGGAGTATCTAGAAATCCATTATGTAAGTGACTACAGTCTTCAAAGAAACTACTTAATCTGCCAGTAAGATTTATCGGATAGTTACTAAGATTATCAGAGTTCCAAACATTCCAATTCCAACCATACCTCCGACGACCGTATTCCATACTACAATGATTCATTAGACCAAAACTATTTATAGCGATAGTAACAACATTAGTACCTAACTGATGATTTCCTAAGTTTTCATAAGAAAATGATGATGTAGAACCGTTATCAGGATCCCAATCTTGTTGCCAAGTTCTAACTATATACGTTCCAGCATCAGCATAGGTATGATCTATATTGGATCCTGAAATAATATCACTAACTTGTTGATATGGCGTACCGTCACCCCAATCAATCCAAATATAATCTAGATCTGCATTTACAAGGTTTTCTTTATCTAATGTTAAAGTTGACGAACTTGATGTGGTTGAAATAACAAGTTGAAATGCGTCATTATCTCCATTCATTACTCCACCGAACCAACTCATTGCGTGTACCTCACTGCAAATCGGAGATCGAAACATCCAACTACATTAGTAAGAGTCATGTCAAGAGTACCTCCCACTGGCAGTGTAGTATTCGCAAGAGATCCAGTGACACCAGTAGGAGAAACAGTGATCGTAGAGATTGATCCATTTTGTCCACCAATTTCAGCAGAGCATCCACCAGTTCCACAGATTGCGTAGAACTCAGTCACGGTTCTTCCTACAGGAACTCTGGGATCGAGGTAGTACGTCTTCATGATTGCAGATTCAAGGTGTCCCGAATAAGAGGCGGTTACCGTTGATGCAGTAGGTGCAGTAGACTGGAAGGTTCCATCAGGGAAGGTGATACCACCAGCGTCAAGAGACACTCCAGTTCCAGCGTGAACATATGTTCCTGCTTCCACATATGTTCCTGCTTTCACATGATTTCCTGACTCTAGGTAATGGTTAAAGATACCACTACCCCACTCACCGAAACTGATTCTAGCACCATTACCATTGATATTAAATTGAATTTGCGAACCATTTCTATAGATTTCGTGCCCGCTAACGGAAACCCTTTGACCAGCGTAAACATCACCAGATGAAGTGATCCCTCCGTCACTAGAGATACCTGCGGCATGGATCACGGCGGTTGGATCAATACCTAGAGTAGATCCAGCGAGTGTCATACCTGCACCAGCGGTTATGGTAGACCCAGTAGGAGCAGTTGATTGGAAGGTTCCATCAGGGAAGGTGATGCCAGCATCCAGCGAAATGCCTGCAAGAAACTCTGCGATTGGTTCTGATCTAAATCTAACTCCACTGTTAACGATCACACCCTCCGACCTAGCAATAGTAAACGCGGGCATATTATCAGGACGGAATCTGATTTGTCCATCATTTCCATCTTCAAAATAGATGTAACTATTTCTACTACTGGAATCGTTCTGAATCCTAGAACCGCCGTTGAATACGATGTCTGAAACTGCTCGTAGTTCACCACCAACAGTAATACCACCATCACAGGAGATACCTGCGGCATGGATCACGGCGGTTGGATCTATGGAGAATGTGTTACCAGAAGAGAGTGTAAGACCATCGCCACCATAGTAAGTGGCTCCACCCCCACCACCAGATCCAGCGGAACCAGTGGCACCAGTTACACCATCGATACCAGAAATCTGCATCCAACCCAAAGTAGTTCCGTCAAAAATATAAGCATAATATAGTCCGGTGTCATTTTCATACCAGAAATCTCCAGTGTTTGCACCCACAGGGGCAGTATTGCCTGCGGTGTAACCAACGGAAGTACCATCTGCACCGGTCACACCAGATCCAGATGCGGCACTTGATTGGAAGGTTCCATCGGCGAAGGTGATACCACCTTGATCCATTGAAATTCCGAGACCTTTAACATGAAGAAGAAGGGAAGAATTAACAATTGCAAGTCCCGATTTAACTTCAAAACTATTGTTTCCAGAACCAGCAGCCTGAATCTGAGTCCCACTACTAGAAAACTTAAGACCGTGACTGCTACTATTTTTTATTCTAGCCGATACTGGGACATGCATCTCATTCACGACCTGATTTATCGTGAATAGACCAGCAGTAATACCACCATCAGAGGAGATACCAGCGACATGAACTACGGAGGTTGGATCAATACCTAGAGTATAACCAACACCTGCTACGTTTGATGAAAGCGTAAGACCATCACCGGCAGATAGGGTAGAACCACCAGAACCTGCACCAGCAGGGCCAGTGTCACCCACAGGTCCAGCAGGACCAGTGACAGCAGATGTAGCACTTGATTGGAAGGTTCCATCGGCGAAGGTGATACCACCTGCATCCATTGAGATGCCCGGACCCTTAGTTACAAGAGTGTGGGCAGATTCGATACTTGTTGTACTATACCCTACCTTGATACCTCTAGATCCACTACCGTATGTACTAAGATCTATACTTGAAGTCGCAAAGTAAAGACTATGACTGTTTGGAGATACAAGCCTAGATCCAGTACCAAAGTTGCCATTACCAGCAATGGTTAGATGTTGTCCCTGAATCATTCCACCAGCAGTAATACCACCATCACTAGAGATACCTGCGACATGTATCACTGCGGTTGGATCTATACCTAGAGTATGTCCTACACCTGCTACGTTTGATGAAAGCGTAAGACCATCACCGGCAGAAAGAGTATTACCACCACCAGAACCAGCAGGGCCAGTGTCGCCCACAGGTCCTTGTTCTCCAGTGTCACCATTTTCGCCTTGAATGCCTTGAATACCCTGAATTCCTTGTAGATCATTCGACGTAAGATTCTTTATAGAAACTTCACCACCCATACCACCGTGGTATTGACATCTGTAGTATAGAGTATTTGGTGCATCATAAGGAACAGTAAATGTTATATCACCGTCATCTACTCCTGCCCTCACAACTCCCGTGGTGTATAAATTACCAGAGTCATAAGCACCGCCATTGTCGGTAGTCTGTAGATGGAATGGGTGTCCACTTACACTTCCCGCAAGAGAGAAAACATATTTCTGACCACGAAGAAGATGAACTGTATCCTGTGTAACACCGTCGATAGCGTATTTGTTTCCACTCGCGTTGACGACAGTTACAGCATATGTTTTTGCCGTCAATTGGTCAAAAGTAACTGCACCTGTTTCGCCGTTGAAACTAGAAACACCAGTGACATCACCAGTAAGACCATTAAACGAAGTGACAATACTTTCTGCTTCTGTTCCATCAGGGAATCTAAAGTATTCAGAAGCAGCCTGTGCTGGTGCATCAGCATAAACATTTATTGTTACCGTCTTACCACTACCAGTTGAAATGTTTGGTAGAATTCCAGTCGCAGTAAATGTATATGATCCTGAAAATAAAGTTACTGAATCATAATAGAAGTTTCTTTCTATTGTAGAGTCACCAAAAATAACACCAATTCTACCCGTGGTAGTCAATGTGCCATTTAACGCATTAGCAAAACTATCTCCATCATTATCATTTTGATTTATTGAAATTGTATTGCTGCTAGTGCTATGGAAAAATTCTCCATTACTAGAAGCATTCGAAAGACTACCACCAGAGGTATAGACATAGGTTGCACCTGTAGCAGAAGCTCCGCCACTAGAACCACTACTACCAGAAACTTCTTGAGTCCAAGCATAGCCTGTCCATTTAAAAGTTTTACTGCCTATAGTGGTAGTATCATTTACACTCGGACTGTTTGGAAATGTACCCATTAATAATTCCTCTTACAGTATATATCAGAGTTCTTCAATTGTCATCCGAGTTCCTCCCGAAGGAGATATTAAAGTTCCAGATCCTATAGTACCATAATCGATTGTGCTGAAAGGAGCAATTCTAAGATTCGTTGTGCTATTATTTAAAGTATTTTGAGTTACCTCAAATAAAATATTAGAAGTTGAAGTGGAAGTTGATTCTCGAGATCCACCCGGATTCGTTCGAGGAATCAAAATATACATATCAGTTCCTGTAACAGCTGCAGTTATTTGACTACCAAAAACTGTAACATAATATTGAAGATAAGTTTTAACTCCAATAGGACCAAATAGTGATGATCCAGTAGAACCAACACTAACGTCAGTAGAAATTTTATAAACACCCGCCTTGTTTATCTCTACGTATCCATCAACTAATGTTAATCCAGAAGCATCGTCTGAATTATAAAACGAAGTTCCTAATGATACACCAGAAGTTGATGTATATTCAATATTATTATTGTTTCTAAAACTACCATATAACTTTGTTATATCACCAGTCTCTCCATTTATAGAAGAAACTGAGTATGTAGAACTATTGATTTCCTTAAGTCCATCATCAGAACCTTTGAAAAATATTTTTTCATCGGCTGCGTTGATGGCTAGTTCACCATCTTTTAGTAAAGTAGAATCAGGAGTTACACCACTTGTTTCAGAGTATAAAATTTGTATTGTAGATTCTCTATTTAACATTTACTCACTCAAAATCTTTTTTAGTAGTTCTTCTTCCCTTTGTCTCTAATTTTTTAGTGAGTTCTGCTACCTTAGCAACAGACTCAGTGTAAAGATCGTTCAACTCCTTTACCTTAGCCTCCAACTTTATACAATGAGGCATTATCTCACTATACCGAGTAAGGGAAATCTCGGCCAAATAATCACTATACTTCGAATCCATAATATAAACCTTTCACTAAAAATCAAGAATATGTACCAGCATTTACCTTACAAACCAAAGTTGCGATGTTACCAGCAGACATGCTAGGAAGTGTAGCGTCTGTACCATTATATGCAGCGCCACTTATGTCTTCAAACAACTTAAACTTACCCGAGTCATTTGCATCTCTTGCAAGACCTGTATACTTAATAGAACCATCATTATACTGACCAACAAATCCAATGTCAATACTATCTGCGGAATTGTTATTTGCAAGACCCATTAAAGAATCTTCAACCAATACCGTAGTGGTGTTTATTGTAGTAACAGTTCCATTTACAGTAAGATCTCCTGATATTGTAACATCATCAGGCATTCCAATTTGAACTTTTCCGGCAGTTTCTTCCACTGTAATTTCGTTAGCGGTTCCTGTAAATCCCAGAGATTGTCCGAGACCGATACTGAAACTACCAGAGTCGGTTGAAGTAGTAACCGTAAATCCAGAATTGTCTAGCTTAGAAGAAGGAATATCACCAGAAATACCAGTGTTCGGATTCAATCCTGTTGCATCAGAAAGATTAAACGCAGGGGTCGCGTCTGTTTCTCCAAGATTGAGAGACACACCACCAAATGATACACTAGAGTTGGCTAATTGGTTATTTCCAACACCGCCAGATTTAATATTAACAGTACCATACCCACTCGCATCAGTAGCAAGAGCAAAGTCAGCAGCAGCAAAAGCTGCAACGCCAACTTGGGTTGCGGTTGCTGCAGTTACACCTATTGTTACAGTGCTACCAAGTTGAACAACTTGTGTGCTAGTGGATCCATCTATTTCAACACCACCGGTTCCACCTGAAAAATTCATGCTAGAATTTGTTAGTTTTGCATTTGGAATTCCACTGTTACTCAAATCAATAGTTAGAGTATTACCAGAGGAAGAAGTTATTATACCATTAGAACCAGAAATGAACGTATTAGATCCCAAACCAACAATTTTTGTAGTCGTATCATCGGTAATAAGATTAATAGCATCGTTTGCCAGAGAAACATTACCGGCAGCACTCACAGTAAAGTCATCGGAGTTATATTTTGCAACACCAACTACGCTAGTAGACGCTGTAAGACCACTTATTGTTAAAGTACCACTACCACTACCAGTAGTACTAACACCAATACCAGAACCAGCCGCAACATTAACAGAACCAGTCAGAGCTTCGATACTCGTAACACCAGCAGAAGCACCAATGGAGTTATCGACGTAGGTCTTAATTGACTGCTGAGAAGCAAGAGAAGTTGCACTGTTAGAGTTAAAGTCGTCTTCGTCTAATACTTCTGCGCCAATTCTTACTGCAGTATTGTTTCCACCAGCACCAACGAATAGATTTTTTGATCCATGAGCGTAGGCTAATTCACCATCACTCAGATCTGCGGGTGCCCCTACAGTACTACCACCATACAAAATTTGAATAGTTGATTCTCTTGCCATCAGTTAATTCCTTAAGTAAAAGTCCCGCCAAGTATGAATTCTAAATCCACTGATATATTTATATATCCTGTAGACCCAGATCCTTCGTTTGTAACACCAATAATAACGTTACTACCCTGAACAAATTTGAGAGCATTAATTCCTTCAATTGTAAAGGTAGGACCAGATAAGTCTACCTCGCCTCCAGATCCAGCAGGACCTTGTGGTCCCTGTGGTCCCGTATCACCTGTATCACCAGTTGGTCCTATGGGTCCACCAGAAGGACCAGTATCACCTCTAGGACCCGGCTGACCATTTATTTCTACCCATTGGAGCGAATCTCCGTCACTCACATAAACAAAGAAAGATCCAGTGTCTTCTTCAAACCAAAAGTCACCAAGGTTTGGAGATGACGGTGGTGATGCATCAAAGGTTATAGCAGTTGCACTCAAAGAAAGTATAGACCAATCCGAATTGGATATACCACCTTCTAGTTTGTAATATGTCTGATCACCCAGAACATAAACCAACATACCCTCTTCCCTGCGATCAGACGGTATGTTATTTCTTGCAGTTGTATTGTTTACAGTACGAAGTCCACCCAAACCAAATTCTGGTTTAGTTACAGGGAAAGTATCCGCCGTATCAGTAGGCGATATAAACCCTCCTATTCTAACTCCACCCGTAATAATTGCCATTATGTGCTAACCTTTACTGATACTTCCCCTGCGAAATTGTTGGTAGATTCATATAGATGATATACGACATTTAATCCAAATGTATTCACATGACCAAAAGTTCCCCCATCAGTGAAAGGAAAGTTCAAATTGGTCCCAGTATCAGTAAAAGTCAACGAGCCAGAAATTTCTTCTTCTGGTATAACAAAATATCCTTTATTTGCTGGACTTGCAGCAGCAAAAGTAACTGTATAATTATTGGGAGTAGTTCTAAATGTGTCTGCAAATCCTTGTCCAGTAAGACCAGAACCATCAAATCCTGCTCCAGTTTTTCCACTAAAGTATTTATACTTCCAAGATAGATTTTGATTTCTTGTTGCGTTACTACCTTGATCTTGTTGTCCTGTTATAGTGAAAGTTAATGTTGTTGTTGATGTAAAATTATATGCGTTGTGTGTTATACTTTCGGGAGAGTCATCATAATCCAAACCTGAAACTAAAGTACCTACACTTTGATTTGCTGATATAGAAAGAGATCCGGCAATCCAATTATCATTAGGACCTGATGTATTCCATGTAGCGTTATTAGTAGAATTACCTGCAGTCTGACCTACTTCGTATGAAGTAGAAAGACCAGTAGAAAAAGAACTAAAACTAACCGTCTGGTATGGATACAATAGACTTTCTAAAACCTGTATAGCATCCGTTCCGTTTGCAAGTGTAGTTCCTGCCTCTATACCACCCAAAGTTTCTGGAAAAGCATCATCTTGCCGTGTCCAAGTTGCTCCAGAACCACCAGTTCCAGTACCGCTTATTTTATTCCATGCATAACCATTCCACTTCCATGTGATACCACTGAAAGTGTATTCGTCATTGGTTGATGGTGATAATGGAAATGATATTGCCATTTACTCTCCTTAGAATTCTACCCATAAATCTTCATAACGAGTAAAAAGCTTAGTGGTATCAGACTCTATCCACCTATCTCCAGTAACAAAAGTTCCAGAAGGCGCATCATCGGAAACATACACACTGCTCCCAGCAGATCCACCACCCGAAATTGAAACTCTTACACTCTTACCACCCACCTTATTTAGTGAAACTCCAGACCCCTCAAAAATTAAATCTTCTGGATTTCTAACAAAAGCTATATCTGAATTGTTACCATCTTTAATTGATGACAATCCACCACCACCAGCAACCGCTGCTGCAGTGACAAAATTATTCATCATTTTTTCATTTACGCTACCACCAGACAGAAGTTTTTCAAAAAACTTCTTATCAATTGTAAATAACTTACGATCTTTATTATAAACAAGAGGATATTTTGCTTTTACTATCGGAGATTCTCCATCATCTCCCTTTGGTCCTTGTGGACCTTCTGGTCCTATTATTGACGCACCTCTAGGTCCTTTATTACCCATTGGTCCGGTAGGTCCAGCACTTCCAGTATTACCCATTGGTCCGGCAGGTCCCTGTTCGCCTTGTTTGCCGGGAATAGAATGACCAAGAGGACCCCTATCTCCTTTAGGTCCTGCTGGACCTATAGCACCACGTTCTCCCTTCTGTGCAACCTCACCGGGAATACCCTGCTCTCCCTGATCACCCTTTTCTCCACGATCACCAGTTTCACCTTTTGGTCCAACTACACCTTCAATTCCATCTTTACCATCTGTTCCATCTTTACCATCTGTTCCATCTTTACCGGGTTCTCCCCGTGGACCAGCATCACCACGATCTCCTCTTGGTCCAGCAGGACCATCATCCCCAACAGGACCCTGCTCACCCGGAAATCCTCGTGGTCCATCGGGACCAACTAGTTTTTCTTCTTTTATTATTTCAGTTACGTACTCACGTTTAGTTATTTTGTCATCTTCAACTAAGATATCCAATAATTCGTTATTGGATGGTGTATCTTCAATCAAAATATCCATACACTCATTGAATTTTTTTCTAGATCCACGTATTGCAACAACTTCGGATCCGTCCTCTAGAAATATTTTGTTTGTACCTGCGTCTAAAACACAGGATCTATCAAAATTAGTTAATGGACTTTCTTTATATGCTTTACCCGCAAATAAATTTACGGAGGGAGAACCTTTCCATCTAAACGTTTTTAATTTACTTCCATCATATTCCTGTAAATATTCATTATAATCAGATCGTTTTCCTAATAATTTAACTACAGAACCAGATTCAGTTTTAAAATTCTTTCCTTTGGAAAAAAAGTTAAATCCCCCCTCATATTCAGACAGACTAATAGCTTCAATATGAATCAGATTAGTCTCCTCTATAATCTGATTCTTTTTTATTGAATCGCTTATGGTCTTTTTTACAATCCATTTAGCCATTATGAATCATCCCAAAATCGTCCAAATCCGTTTGCTCGGTACATATAATAGTTAGTACCACCATCAATGCTCCATATCTTCCACATATGGATCCCACCAGTAAGACCATCCGCAGTATCACTGGTTATTGTTCTATCCATATGTACAGTTCCGGTAACTCCACTACTATTGAGACCGACAACATTTAATTCTGTTGGGGCATTCGGATTATCAACAATTAATGTTACTTCCGCAAAAGAGTTTAATGTCGGTGGATCTAAAAATCTAATCGTAGTAGAAAAAGACGACGGTGCCCCATCAGCAAATCCAATAAAATGAATATCAGAAATACTGAGATGTGCATCATATGTAAGTCCAACAGATGCCAAACCCTGACCTAATATGTTAACGCTAGGATATTCTTTTTGAACTCTTGTATCAGAAACCCAAGCACCAAGTCTACCATCAAAAAACCATTCCTGTGTAAATCCTTTATTTACTCCATCTGAATGACTACAACCAGATGTCCACCCAAAAGGATAGGTATCACATGATAAACCATCAACTCCATTTATTGCAGGAAAATTAATTTCATTAGTCATTAATAAGTATATCCATATAATGCATACCTATTATTTATGCTTTTTGTTTTTGTCTCTTTTTATAACCAGTCTTTTCTTTTACTTTAGTTGACTGTTTATTTCTATTTGGTTCTTTTTTTTGTTTACCAACATGAGGTGCCACACTAGCATCATTTAAATTAGAGTTCTTTTGCTGTTCTTCTATTTGTTTCATAACCTGCTCATATGATCTAAAGTTCTGAAGAACTCTTTGTTTATGTAAAACAGGAATAAGATTGTTTTCAAGTAGAATCTTACTCGCTTGATATCCAACTTGTGGTTGGTTTGCATAAAATGCAGTTGCAGCAACTTCGTCTAAGATGCCCCATTTATAAACATCATCCTGAATAAACAAAATATCTTGTTGTGGATATTGTATATCCAATCCCATTCTAGCATACATGTAAGCAGCAGCAGGCATTTCATTCATTCTATACATTCTAGATAAGAACCACAGGGGTTCTGCTCTAATGGGTCTATAATTAAAAGCATCGACAAATGCAGCAGCTGTTTCTGCCAGTGGTTTATTCATCAAACCCTTTAGAATACCACATCGAAGTTTAGAATAATAAACTTCTTCTGGCCAACCACCCAGTTCTACTCGTTTTTCATATGCAACGAGAGACTTTTCAAATTGCTGAGAATCAAAATATGATTGTGCTAAGTAAAAGTGATATCTGTCGTTTGTTGGTTCGTCTAAGATCGCCTGTTCGAGAACTTCTGCATCTCTTTTATACTTGTCTACTGGTGTAATACCAACGTTACGATTACCTTCAGTTCTTGCAATTACTTTATACTCACCACCTAGTTTTCCAGCATTAATTTCTTCTCTGGGTTTGCTATCAGTTGTTGCATATTCATGAAGAATTCCTTTGTATTTCCAATCAACAGAAAGTTTAAATATTTGGTTTCTCCACCAAGTAAAATCACCACGACCGATACACAGAGAATAACAATCTGCGTCCATCGTTTCTGGATACTGAAAATTACCTTCTACATAATCGTCTGCATCAATAACCCATGCATATTCGGCATCAGATTTTTTTGCATTTATTAAAGATTCTGACCTAGAACCCATTTTACCGTTATGATCACCAAATCCTTTCCAGTCTGATTGATGGACCTCACCGGGAACTTTTAGTTCTTCCATAGTCTTCTTGATAAGATCCTGTGTTCCATCAGTGGAACCAGTATCGGTAATATCATATCGATCAACGTATTTTGCAATAGAACGAAGACATTGTTCTATAATATGAGTTTCATCTTTCACGATCATACACAAGGTAACTTTAGGCCGGTCATTCATTATCTACTCCTATAATCTTTCATTTGAACTTCAATCAGTTCTTTCAGTTTATTTATATCTACTTTCCAGCTGGAATTTATACCCCCAAATATCGAAAGAGCATTTTTGTGTGTCTCTACTTCTTCTTTTCTGTCTACAAATTCTGTTTCATTGAAATGAATCAAGTCGGTCCTGTTCATGGCAAACTCCAACCTTCTATTAACATCAAAGAACTCAGGGCTGTTTATCGACAACACCATACAATCCGGTCTACAAAATAGAGCATTTGACATCCCACCACCAATCGGTCCTGCTACAAAATCTGCATTACGAAACAATCCAATTTTATCTTCCATACACAAGTCTTCAGTGAAAACTTCTTCGAATCCGTTATGAATAAAAAATTCCGCTACTTCATCTTCGTTAACACATTTCCTCTGTTGTGTATAATCAGTTCCGATATTTTCATTCCTTTTCTTTGTCCATGTTCTTCTTGAAACATAGACTTTCTTCACATCGGATCTAGTTCCCTCCATCGAATCTAGTATTTCGTATAAAGCAGGATGCGGTGGATCCAGAGACATTCTATTGTGAGTTAAAGAGGAGCCAACAAAAACTCTAAAGTAAGACACATCATCTCTCAAAAAAACTAAATCATTTTTTGCTATACCTAATAGTTCTAGAGTTTCATATACAAATGGATATAGATCATCTTTTCCTTCGGGGGGACTAATTAACAATTTCAAATTTGGAATTTGTTTTTTAAGATCGAAGTAAGAGTATAAGTAAGGAACCGTATCATACAACCAGTGAAAATAATTAGCACAATTGTACACAAAGTAAAAAACCGGTGTTGTAATCGATCTAACATCCCAAAGTCTTTTTTCGGATGTTTCATATTCCATTGTGTCTTCATAGACGGTTCCCCTACCCAAAGACATAAATTTTTCTATAGTGGGAAGTAAAAGTTCATCGTTGGTGTGCAATAACGGTTGGGGGTAATTTAAAGAAAAACCCTCCACTGTACAATCTCTAAACTCACCAATCTTTATGTTTCTTTTTTCGGAAACAGTTCTTATGGATCCAGATTGGCTTTTATCCCAATAATCTATTTTCATAATTCAACAAATCCTCTGGAGTTCCCCAGCAATGATACTCATCAACATCAAATATACTCACATCTAGATGACCTATACTATTAAAAATATTATCAATGTAATATTCACCATTACTCTTGATAACATCCCTGTATATCCTAGACACCCCATCTAAAAAATCACCGGCCCGTTTGAAGAAAAAAGTACCCACTATGGCACGATTGTTAAAGGGATCATCGAAAAAATTTTGTTTTACATGTGTTTTTGTTAACCTATCGCCCGATGTTTCCAACCAACTATAAGAACTTGGATTGTTGGAAAACGCAGCGTTGTTTATGGTTGACCAGACAACAACATCAGAACCTTTCTTCACACTCTCGTACTTTTCATTAGACCACTCTAAACCATAGTCGCAACAACTTATCGTGATTGAATCGTCTTCATGTATTGACGATTGTAAAATGCCAATTTCAGCCGTACAAGCTTGTCCCATAGTTGTTTTGTCTAAAACAACAAACTCTGATTCTGGATAATAGTCCTTTATAATTTCGTCTATAGAATGTTCTTCTATGTGTTCTGTTCTACAGACAAAGACATGGCAGTCTGCTTCTGGAAGACAAGAAACGGCTTCTATAATCATGGGTTTGCCGTTAACTTCAATTAAAGGTTTTGGTGTTTCTACACCAGCATCAGAGAACCTAGAACCTTCACCTGCTAAAGTTATTAGATTTATCATTTGAACAACTCCACATAATCAGAACAAACTCCATAGACTTTTGTTTCTTCCCAACCCAGTACTTGTTCTTTCGATAGGAGTGGTATTATGCACTTTTCATTTATCATATCTAGATCGTGGGCCCATATTAACCCGTTATTTATCATAGCATATCTTTCATTTTCATGAAAGAATATCCTAAAGTCTGTGTTGAGTAGATGACTAAACGCTTGAAAATTCTTACAATGAATCCACACACGGTCCTTTATGTCTTCTAAAAATGACAGGGGAATCTCCCAATCCGGTTTATCGTGTCCCAACCAAATACCACTGTTCCACCAATGAACATCAATCTCAACATCATATCCAGCAGTTATTGCCTCCTGAATATATGATGGAGAATTTTCTCTATCCGGATTAACTCCGTTCAAATTTCCTCTATGGGATATCAATTTTATTTTTTGTTTTGTCATCATAAAAAATATCGTAATACGGTTTATCACATCTCAGTTGATGATACTTAACGCCCCAACTTTTTAACTGTTTCTCTGTATGATCGAACCAATCAATTCCACTTCTACTTCCCCTAGCTGTCCAATAAACTATTCGGTTACCCTCGTCGAATAGATGATTGATCTTCTCTATTATTTTTTTCCGTGGAACGGATCTGTGGTAGTCTCTCGGATTATCTGGCGTATCACAGATGGTTTCATCAATGTCAACAAAGATCACTTGCATGGTATTCTTTCCAGTAACGATAACACTTTACTAGGTCTTCCTCTGAGTTCACTTGTCCCTTGGTCAAAATACTTACCCATGACTCAAAATTTTCTACTTCTTCCGGTGTTCCCATTACAGTTGCAAATGGGGTATCATAATATCCAACCCGCAAACCATCTCTAACGAAAAGATTATAAACGAGCGTAACGTAATATTCACCATTATAACTAACATTCTCTTCTATTGCAAGGTCAAAATACTTCTTTATATCCTTCCCTTTAGAAAAATAATAAGTTCCCGTTGATGCGTGTTCGTTCATGGGATCATCGGTGTAACACTCTTTCTCTTTTATTTCTCGTACCAATCCATCTTTGGTTTTCATAAAAGCCATCTTGGTGTGATTTAAACTGTGAGGGTGGAACCCACTGTGAGAAATCACACATCCATCCAGTTCATTATTCTTAATGTGTCGTATAAAATCGTTTCTGTCCCACAGGTATGGGTTATCACAATATGAAACTATAACCTCTTCATCATCCTCTATATGATCATATACCTGTTTCACACTATAAACAGGCCCCAATTTATGAGGAGGCATAGAAACGATTTTTGCATCAGGAACAAGACCAATTAACACTTCTCGCATGTTTGTATTTTCGAGGTGATCGTCGTTACACACAAAAACATAATCATCAGTCGGGGAAAACATTTCAAGAATGTATTCTATAATCATCTTCCCATTTACCTTAATCAAAGGTTTGGGATCAGAATAACCCTTGTCGATAAATCTCTGTCCAGATCCAGCCATTGGTATGATAATTTTCATAGTACACCCATCCTGTATTTTTCTTCTTCCATACTTAATAGTTTCTCAACTTCATTGTCACATAAAAATCTTGGAGTTAGTCCAACATCACCTTGTATGTATGTCATGTACTGGTTTAAATTTTGCATCTTGTCTTTGAGGATGACCGCATCAGGAAACAGAAAACCAACTGGTTTGTCGAATTCTACTTTCGAAAAAGTTTTGAATGCCTTTGAATTTTTAATTAACCACTCTTTGCACAACTGATTCACACGAAGAGAGTTATCAAATACTTCAATAAAAGATGAACCACTACAAATGAGTCCATGATTTTCTAGTAATATAATTTTATTTTCTTGACTAATTTTACCCAACATCAAAAAAATGTCAAAAATATTTGACAAGGATTCACCCGGAGTAACATATGGAACATAGTCGTAATCATACTCTTTAAGAATTTTTGAAATAATTTCCTCGGATTGTTCGGAACAAAGTATAGTATTCAAATAAATCGGATGGGTATGGAAGACAACAGGCCACTTAATCTTGGTATGTAATTTTACTTCCATAGATGGTCGTTCCCGACTCTCGTCAATAGAATAACCATCAGAATCACATGCACTAAAACCATCAAGCATAAGAACCTCACTCATGTCTCTGCCGGATGATGTTATGATAATTTTATCCTCGAACTTATAAGAAACATTACCACCACCATGTTGAACGAGGTCATATTCAAAAGAAGTCTTCTTACACAACGAAAGAAATTCTCTGTGCATATCGTACAATCTCTTAACCCGTTCAAGTAGTTTCAATGACTTATCCGTTTGTGCAGTATATTCTAGATGAACTGTTCTGTCTTTTTTCTCTTCGAACCTAACTACGGCATCAGCATTTTCTTTTTGAGGTTGAATGTATAATAGTTCATCTTTTTCTCTTCTATCCAAGGTATCTTTAACCTGTTCAACGGTATATCCTCTTTTTTGTGTATCGCGGTTCATTTTCCACTGACGTTTGAGTCCCTTGTCAGTTTCAACAAAAATTTTTATATCCGATATTTCATTCACATCACCAAACAAGGCATGAAGTCCCTCATAAACAATATATGATTTTGGTTCAATTAACTCTGGAGGATCAAACTTTCCAGTATCATGGTTATACCTACACCGTTTTATTGGGTTGTTGTTTGACAGAGAAATCAAATCTTGATATCCACCTTCGATATTATTAGACTCGGGATTTAAATGTGTTGTATTCTTCCAGTTTTCATCGTTTCTTTCCCACAAATGTAAATCATCACCACACAGATTTACAACTTTGTCTGGACCAATCACTAAAGAAATCAATTCGGACAAAGTTGTTTTTCCAACACCAGAGCTACCAGAGAGTGTTACTATCGTATTCAATGAATGCTCACCCATTTCCCATCGTATTCAAAAACTCTATTTTTTCTTGACCACTGACGTACTCCCATTACAAATTCATCATTACTTTGATATAAAGTTTTTTTGAAGTTGAAGGGTTTTTTAATAACACCAACGTCTCCAATACTAGCATCTAAAGTATCATGTGGATTTTTTTCTAGGAACGTCTTTTCCTGCGTTGTGAAAATTTTTCTAAAGATATCAGGGGAAGTAATACCAATATTGTCAAATATACCCCAAGGTAAATCCGGTGCATACCAAGTGTTATGTTCCATAATACTTGGTATTTCTATACTATTTAACTCACAGTCAATTCGATGCCTAATAATACAATCAAACGAATCTAAACCCTCTGTTATATCCACATGTTTACACAGGATCTCAATACAACGAAACATCCTATAATTATTACCATTATAGTTTCCTATAGTTTCCAGTATGGGATCGATAGAAATCAGTTCTATGTTTAAGTCACTGTTGTCTATGAGAGTTTTGAGTTTTTTATATTCTTCAGTTTCATATGTGAGGGCATAATGTGTACAATTATAATCAGATAGGGTTGACAGAGTGGTTTTGATATTTTCAAAAACACGATCCACATTAGGTCTAATTACGCCTGTTATAATACTACAAATTTTCATTACCTATTTAACTCCACGTATAGTATACTTTCTTCATTTAGATCTTCAATTTCATCCTAAGTTTTCCACAATAGTTTTAGTCACATTAAAAGCACCCTCTGGTGATGCGTTCCTATTATACCAGTCCTGTCCCGCATCGTGCATGTCTTGCCACTGACTCTCACTGACTGAATCGATTAGTGGTTTGACTTGACTGGGATAATCCACACGAAGGAAATGAACTCCTTCTTTCATTGGTTCATGGTATGTATTATCAACTTCAGTAGCAAAGAGTGGGACGACACCCATACCAAGAAGTTCGATCTCCCGATTGCACTTGGGACCATACCCAGCAAGGCATAGTCCAAACTTCGAGTGTCGTAGTTTTTCTAGGTACTCTTCTTTTGTAAATGGGTAGTGGTTTGGTCCCGGCTTGTCAACAGGACAATGAAAAAGTTCTATACCTGCTCGTTCCCAGTCTTTGCTTTTTCTATTCTGATTCTGAACACCATTTTCAATCTTACCCAAGAAGATAGATTCTATGTCCCGATCCACATAACCCAACAACGGAGTCTTTCTTGCTTCCATTAGGCGACGAGGACTTCTAGCCCAAAAGATCCAAGGATGACAATTTGGATGCATTGGGACAGTATTACCAAAAATACCATGACGGAATTTGGGAATATGTCGATCATCTAATCTGGGAAAATCGTATAGTAATACATCACCACACTCTTCTACCCAACAAAAACAGTCTGGACTATCTTGCACTTCACATAGACCAAGTTCTTCCCATATATCAACTAGTTCTCTGAACGTATCTCCACAATGACCGTAGCATGTACCATTAGCATCAGTATTACCTTTTAGAATTTTCATTTATTACTCCTTGATATTCTAAAATATCAGTTGTTGAATATTTACCAAGTCTAGGAAAGAAACTAACCTCATCCACAAATTCAGATCCAATGACTGTCTGGTGTTTATATTCTTCTCCTACTACCATAATATCTGGTTTATGTACTTCACTAATCAATCCCTTAAGTTCTTCATCAGTAGAAAACACATCAACAACATCAATCAGTTTCAATGCCCTTAATATTTCTACTCTATCTCCAATAGTATTAAAGGGTCTGTCATTTCCCTTCAAAGATTTTACTCTTTCATCAGAATCTACACCAACAACAACCACACCTTCGGGACCAGCAAGTTCAAAGCATCCTTTAAACATTTCAATATGACCACGATGCAAAATATCAAAACACCCATTGGTCCAAACAACTCTACTTTTTAAATCAGAAAAACTCATTTATTTTCCTTTTCACCAAAAACCATAAAACTATTATTTAAATCAACACCAGATTTAAATATATTACAATAACCATTGTCTTTCATATAATCATAAATTATATCAGAAGTGAATATATTTAAATGTTTTTTATTATTCCACGGTCTCCAATATTCCTGACTATAGTCGGGTAAGTATAAAAATAAAACTCCACCACCTTTCAATTTACTAAACCAATATTCCATTGTGTCAACCCACGATGGAATATGCTCTAAGCAATGAGAAGAAAAAATATAATCTAAATTTTCATACGGAAAATTAGAAGCATTATATTCATTAATAGCGGGATCAACTAGATTAGATCCGGGAAATGCCCATTCCTTTTTAGCACACCCTATATCTACCCCGATTCCTCGACATACATGTTGAGCAAAAGGTATTGCAAATTTAGATGCATTACCCTCACTCTGAAATTTTGGATATAGTTTATTTTTAAATTCTATTGTTTCAATTGTCATTTTATAATATTCCAATTATTCTTCCATATAGTTTTAGTCCACGGTATATTGTTTCTAACATCCACAAAGTATTTCTTCTTGTCTTTAAATTCTTTTACTGTTTCTATGAAATGACAAAAGGAACTATCTATGCAGTAAATTTCACTTGATTCATTTGCTACTTTATACCAATCAAATATATTATAACCAGAAATAGGCTGAACTACAATGTGAGGATCATTAAAAGTTATCAACCTACCCGAAGAACCAGTATCATGTACTAGGGTATATGGTGTTTCACTTACCTTTAATTTAAATAATGAATTTTCTTTCTCTAAGTTTCTAGTAAATGATAAATTCCATCTGTTCTCATATGGAACAGAAGATAATTTATATTTTGCTTCTACAAAATTAGAAGCATATTCAGTATTCATATGATAACTATTTACTTGACTTCCCGGAAATCCAAAACTTAAATCTATTACCTTATCATAATCACCAGTCATTTTATAGCACTCAGAAACACAATTACCTATACCAGAAAAAATTTCAATTGGTTCAACGTAATCTATATTGTTAAATGTATCTGAGTATTCAGAAAGAACAGGCCAGTAAATCTCATGACCAAGATCTTTATAGAACTTAGCAATCGGCAAACATATAAGAATATCACCGAGTCTACCCGGCTGTATGATTAAAATTTTCATCACTAACCAATAATATAGTAAATCAAGACTTAGCTGGAACTGGTAGTCCCAAACGTTCTCTGACTTCATCAACATCAAAATTGTTTTCGGCTCTTCGCTTGAAAACTTCACCATCTACACCATAGTAAGATTCATTTCTTTTGTGTAGATCGTCTGCATTTTCATGATCACCGGGAATCCACTCATGTCTTGCAATGATCATCTCACATACTGCAAGTTTACCCAACATACCACAAAGTCTAGTTTGTTCATCATCACAATAAAGAGATGTGTAATCCGGGTGGTAACAATGTCCAATTGCCTTGTATAACTTCCAACCAAGACATGGTAGTGTCATCAAAGCGTCATTACGAAGCCCGTCGTTGAATTTAATTGCACCATCGTAATTAGGAAAAACTTCAGTGAATCCTTGTGCAATAATTGAATCATAATTCATTGCAGCAGGAATCATATCGTCAGACACGACAAGCAATACGTCGCCCTCTTCGTCCTCCAGATCTGCATTACATGCTTCTACTTTAGTTTTTGAATGACCGTAACGATATACAAGATCCACCGACTTCTGTGTTTCTTTGAACCATTCCCGCATCTCATCGGTGTTCATTGTCTCGTCATCGAGATCACATGATATAACAAAACGAACTTCGTTTTCTCCAGATAGAAAATCGATATATTGCTGGAGTACAGTTTTAAATTTTTCGGGACGACTTCGAGTCGCCATTTTCACAATAAGTTTCATGATAAATTACCTTCTTCCTATATGATATTTAGGAACTAATTCCCATTCCTCCTTTTGTTTATGAGGAATTATTTTAATTTGAGCCATACTAGCCATTGGCTCTATATCGTCATCTAGTATAACAACTAATCCCCACTCTTCAAGTAATTTACATATTTTATTTCTTCTTCCTATATCACTTTCTGATATATCGCTTTCTAATCCATCCAGAATAAAAAACTCTTTGAAGTGTAAAATAGCATATTTACCTCTCTTGTGTAATATATGACAAGATTGATATAACTTCTTTTCTTTTCTAGACGAGACCCCTATTCGAGTAAGCGTCTCTCTAATTTTAAGGAAGTCTTCAGGTGACTTTAATTCAATCTCAACCCCAAGTCCATCAAATACATCATTTTCTTCCATAACTATGAGTCCCTATAAGTATTAGGCTCATATATTTAGGTTTTTGGTGTCTTAACGGACTTTCCATACATGTCTCGGATCTTCTGTACTCCTTCAGATCCAAGAATGCTAAGTGCTTCCTTTGCTTTGATATCGGAATACTTATAGTGAAACTTAATCAGATCTAGATCGTCAGTAGACTCGTTTTTAAGCCAGCGACTAAATCGCTTACGCTTTCGTACAGAGTTAATGTAGTAGTCATACTGCATTTTATGGTCAATCTGATGATTTATATTCATTTCATTGCTGTATAGAATGGTGTCAGTGAAATATGACAAACATCTATTCACAATAAATGGAGGGTATAGACGCTCACAATTACTGTCAGCGTCTATAATATTCTCCTTTGTATCATTGATTGATTTGAGAAAATCTTTCAGTTGCATCAGTCAGGATTCCGTGCAATAAGTAGTTCGGTAAAGGGAATTAGATCATATGGAATGTCATCTACTATATAATGTCCAACAGCAGAATCCAGTCTCCAACAAACCCAATCACCCTCAGAGATGTCTAGTATAACATCTGGACCCACAGAATGAACTTCACTCCAGACGTTGGCATTTGCACCGTCTAATTGACTTTCTCTGTAAATGATACCTTGATCATTAGTAAACTCATGTCGCTGCAGATCAGTTTTGACTACAACATTAATACCCAACGCTTTTAAATCTTTCATTTGAATTCACACCTCATCATAAGTTCGACAACACACGCAACAAAATTAATTTCTTGATCTGCAACAAAAGCAGCCTTGTACTGATACTCAGCAATAATAAGAATTGCTTCTGGAACAGAGTTCTTGTCTAGACTCTGATACATAGTATCATAAATTTTACGGAACATTTCGGGAGGAGAATTGTCTAGATTAGAAACAATCCATTTCCTAGCATCCGTAAAGTTCTTGTCTTTCATTGCATCTACAAGATCTTGGATCTTGATATTCTCGAAGTTAGAAAGAATACCAACATCAATCTGACCAGACACAGAATATCTCTGAATCTCATTTAGCATTCTCCTAATGTCAGGGAAATACTTCATGATCAATTTTACCAGCACTCCATTATCGAATGGAATTGACTCAGATTCAAGAATAAACTGGATTCGTTCCATCATAGCCTTTGCAAGGAAAGGTTTTTCTGTCGATGGAATACTAAACTCAATGTTTGTACATCGAGAGTGGATAGGTGCGATAATTCGATTCTTGTAGTTGCAGGTTAAGAGAAATCTACAATTACCTGCAAACTCTTCAATTGCACCACGAAGAGCAGGTTGAATTGAGTTTGCATTTGAGTAATCAAACTCATCTAGAATTACGACCTTTTGGTTTCCATTCAATGAAACCGTACTCGCAAAATCACGAATCTTCACACGAAGTGTGTCGATGTTTCTATCTTCAGAGCAATTAATCAAAATATACTCTGCATTTAAATCGTTACAAAGTGCTCGTGCTACACTGGTTTTACCAGTACCAGCAGAGCCACACAGCAAAATATTCTGTGCAACTCCACTCTTTACCATCTCCCGAAAAGTATTTTTCAGGTCACTTGGTAGAATACACTCTTCGATTGTTTTTGGTCGATACTTCTCTACAAATAGGTCCATCAGACAGATGCTCCGGTGGTTACAGTTTCCATTGTATATGAACTAGTTGCCTCTAGAGCAACCCAATATGTCAAATCAATACCATCAGCATTTACGAATTCACTGACAATTTTTTCTGCAATATTCACCGTATATGAACCGGGAATAAAACGAAGATTGTCGATATTGAAATCGAAGTTGAATACTGCACCATCTTCGAACTCGACATTATCAATAGAGATTGAATAGGTATTGCTACCAGCATTACTCTTGTCATAAAGAGTAGCCGATACATCGGAACCATCAGACTTAATTGTCAAGTCAGTAAGTCCCAGAACAGATCCAGCCTTCTTGAGTTCACTAAACGCAGATTCGTCTAGGGTTAGTGAAACAACAGTACTAGGCATAACAACATCTTTAGTTGGTACTGTAAGAAGAGTTGGTTCTGAGTAAAAGTATTTGACCTTAGATGACTTACCATTCGTGATGGTCACAAACTTCTCATGAAAATCAAAATCAGGATCATCGAAAAGCGAAACCGTACCAAGAAAACTGGTGAGATCCCAAATACCAAATTCAACAGGAAAATCTTCATGTACGACTGCAGTTGACATAACATTCTTTGCACCAGTCAGTGTTTTAATCACATTACCGGGACTGATTAGAATGTTAGAATTCAGATCCCTAAAGTTTTTGAGAATCGAAAGTGTTTCTCTAGAAATATGCATTAGTTGCTCCATTCTGTATCTTCTAGTTCATCCATCATATCATATACTCGATCTTTGTCAAGACTTCTGCTGGACAAATCGTGTAAAATATCCTTGGTCTGGTGTCTTCGAGATTTGCTCTCTTTCCTTTCCGTAGATCTAGTTGCCTTTTTATGTGTCTTGTCTTCAAAAAATCTTTTATTTTTCTTCTTCATAGTTCAACCCATATTTGAACAGAATTACTTTCTATTCTTTTGTATAAAATTCCATTACTTGTATCAAACCACTCGTCTCCAATTTTAGCATAGAAAGGCACAGTATTAGATTCATATAGAACAGATCTATCTGACAACGACATCCAACCAACCCTTTCTCCTAAACTAGGAGAAGATCCAGAAATTCTTTTGGATGCAATATATGCCTTGCTTTCGTGATAAACAACATCACCTTTTTCATATGAAATCGAATTACCCGATGGATGATTTAATCTAAAATCTCCACGAAAATTAAAGTCTCTAATTTTCATGACAGGACCCTAACTAATACAGTGGTATTATTAAACCTACCGGTGGCTTCTCTAGATTTAGTCTTAATGTTAAGTAACTCTGACTTCACCAAAGCCCTCCCGATTTCTGCACATTTTGGAATTAGTTTATTTGAGGTTCTTCCAACCTTTTTTACAAAAGAGTTATCCACATTAAAATTCTGTAAAGTAGTTCCCTTCACATCAAACACATCATCAGTCTCGTAATAAAATACGTCACCAGTTTTTGTGTTATATGCAACAAAAGATTTGCATTCTAGAATCTTTACTGGATCAAAAGAAGTAATGTCACAATTACCAAACTTAAAAGTTTCCATGTACTTAAGTGTCTTGACAATATCTTCTGGTTTCTTAGTCTTCCTCTTTTTGGTAATCTTAGAATACTTCGTGAAGTCTTCACAGATCTCAGAAACAAACTGATGAAGTTTCTTTAGTTTGCTTGGACTAAGAAAATCATAACCTTCCACTAGATCTGGATCTTTGTGGTCAATTGCTTCTCCTAGTTCATCCTTTAGATTTGCAAACCACTGAGCCAAATACTTAGAATCAGACTTTTTAATTTTGTATGTCTTAAGAAGATTAATCAGTCTCTTTTTACGATTATAATCATTATTTTTGAGGTTTTCAATATAACCATCAATCCACGTTTCTACGTGTTCTGCTACTTCTTCTGCTTGTTTTGTTACTCGTGTTCCTAGTTTAGTCATTGTTCTTTCCTAAAGACGTATACCGGTTCATATTTATAATATTTGCCTTTTACCATGCAGTAATTTTTACATTTAGGCTTACCATCTTCACCAACTCTGTTTTGTCCGGGCATTCCCTCCATAGCCATCTTTAACTTATCAACGTAAACTAATCCGTTTTGTTCTATAAATTTTCTAGAATCTTCTTCTAAAGGAAGATATTTACCCTTGATTAGAATATCTGCTATATTCCACAGGAGATATCCACCACATTTTAACATATCACAACACGTTTGTAAAGAAGGTTTTAGAAAACCATCTCGCCATGACTCATACGTACTGCCATATTTTTTGTAGGATTGATTTTCGTCCTCGCTATATGCCTCTCGATTAAAATATGGAGGCGATGTAAATACGAGATCGATGTCACCACGATGCCTAAGAAAGTCTTTATTTTTGCCTATTTCTTCTGAACCGAGTCGGTAAAGCTCGTAACTATTTGTGTGGGAGAAGAATGAATTTCCTCTGTACGTTTTAGAATTATAAAAATGTGCAGCACGCGAGTAACGAGAAGTTCCATCAGAGAAGAAATTATCAGGATTGGGATCAGTACCGATATAGTGAACATTACGGTTATCCCGAACAGACATAGCACCCAAAATCCTACCACCCCATCCAGCAGAAGGGTCGTAAATTTTAATTTTATGTTGACCGGGTTTGGTGTATCGCTCATATAAGTATTTAGCAGTTCCCGGAGGAAAGTTTACGGCAGGTTGAATATAACCAATTCTGAATGCCTTAAATCCAATCGGAAAAACTTTACCACCCTTTTTATAAATACGAATCGAATATACTCGATCATTAGGCATATTTTCAATATCAAATGTGGAATGGTGTCTATATTTTAACTGACCACTATCATTACATTCTAACACTTGATCTTTTGTTAGTTGTAAGATATCTGATTGTTCGACTTGATTATAACTACTACTTAAACCATCACGTAGTTTCACTTCTTCCAAGAAAAAATCTGTATCTTTGAACATTTCTGGTCGAGTAAAAAAAGCGTTCAACCACTCTTTGGAATCAGAAACAGAGACTACAGAAACTTTTCTGTTATTCTTTAATGCAGAAACTGCATGGTCATAAAAGGAGTCTCGCCTAAAATGACGAAGACTCCCCTTATAGACCTGCTCAAGTCTATTTGGATCTGACACCAGATCATAAATGGAATATCCATTGTCTGTATCAGTATAATTGATTCTGGTCTTGAACATGTTCTCAAAGAACTGATCAACCTCAGATCCAATACGAGACTTGTTTATAATTACATCCCCCTGAGAGGTCCCCAGATCGTCTGTATGCTCATACGTATGTACTGGAAAGGTCTCCAGTAGGTTCCACTTTTTAATTATGTCTTCTATCGACTTTCCTGTCCTTGGGGGACATCCTTTATCGTCCCAAATCTCAGTAAAAGTTTTTCTCATAAGAATAACCCAATCTTTAAACTGATCGGGTGTCATCTCTAGCAAATCTTCAAAGTTTACATTTACACTGTGATTGATAATATAGTCATTACGTTGATACACACTATCCTCCTACGTTCCAGAATAAAGCACCGGGACTAGCATACTTCTTCATGAATTCCCACGCTTTTGCGTCGTATGTTGGTGCTGAAGGAAACGGGGGCAAGACTTTCGTTGGTTTGTTGAAGGGGTAGGGTGAATCATAGGTTTTTGCTCTTCCATATGAGCCACGATGTCCCACACGCACACAATGAAACTCGGCTTCTGGCCATGCAATTTGTAATCCTCTTGTGAGTGTTCCACTTGATCCTACGCTCCATACTTCAGTTGGTTTAATATCCATACTACCAGCAACCCTAACGATGGAAGAGATAACAGAAGGATGGTCAAAGCCAATAGGAAGCAATCTACGGTGTATTGGATCTTCTGCAACATAATCTCTCGCTCGCTTTTCAGTCACACTAAGCATCCCGTTTGGGATCCAGTTAATTATAGCACCAAGTTCTTCTGCACGCAACTGATAAGAATGTAAATTTTTTCTATCTCGTTTTGCCATAAACAAAACAGATTTCTTACCATAGTTATTACACAGACAAGTAAGAGAAATTTGTGCGTACCCAGTTGCGGGTGAACTTCCATATACCCATTCTTCCACCTCCGGATTTGAATTAATCAAATAATCTGCAAATCGAACCTTTGATCCACCACCAAGCATGTCATCACGGACTACGTTAAATCCCTGATAATGCTTTATTATAGGTTTTGGATTTGAGTCTTCCCAATCACCTATATCAAATAATTCATCTTCAAATAATGATGGACTCATTTCATTCTACTAAAATTATTGTTCTTGAAAAATGTCATACTATTATTAAACCTATCTGCTAGCTGATCACTTTTGTGTGTTATTACAAAAATATTACTTTCTTCTGACAAATCACGAAGGACTTTCATCAAATCATCAACCCCAACAGAATCTAAAGAAGAATCAAAAATTTCATCTAGTATAAGAAGATTACAATGGGCACTATTTTTTATTTTTGCAATCTTCCTCCAAGCCAAAAGAATGGCTAGATCTATCCTAGATTTTTCGCCCTCACTAAAATTCATATAACTGAATGTATCTCTATGTCGGCTTTTTATCTCTTCATTAAACTCTTCGTCTAGAGTAAACGAAACGAAAAAGTTCATGCGGTTAAGGTAAGTATTTATAATGTCATTTATTACCGGTAGGTAATTCTTAATAATCTTTGCCTTAATTCCAGAATCTTTCAGTAACATAAACAGAACATCAAGATTAGATTTTAGATTCTTTTGTTTTTCTGTACGTTCAAGAGATAAAGTTTTTTCTTCAACGTACTTTTGTTTTTTATTTTCACATTCTGTTATGCTGTCTTCGAATCCACTTTCTTCTGAAGTAGATTCTATTAACGAATTCATATATTTATTAGCCGCATTTATTTCGTTATTCTTTTCTCTGATGTTTGCTTCTATGTTTTTTGATACTAAAAATTCCTGATTCAATTCTTCCAGAGAACTTTTTAACTCAGAATAATCTTCTTTGAAAGTTGATATATTAGACTCTATTTCTAATATAGATTCATCTAGAGTAGACAGCTTATCTGTTTTAAGTTCGTTTGTAATTTTCTGACTGCAAGTAGGACATGTGCTATTGTCAGCATAAAACGAAACCGAAGAGATATGCTTTTTTTTATCTTTTATTAAACTAACAATAGAACTTTCAAATTTATTCATTTTACTTTTTATCTTACCTTGATTAGCTTCGACATTAGTATAAGGAGATAATGAGTCATTCAATATTTCTAATTCATCTGTAAACTGTTGGATCTCAATTTTAAGTTGATCAATCTTATTTGTAAGATTAGATTCTGTTTCTTTTTTCTTCTCAGAAAAAGACTGTATAGTTTGTTCTTGTACATTAATTTTTTCGCTCAATACCTCAATCGAATTTTCTAATTCCCGAACCACATTTTTAACCATAGACAACTTTGCTTTGATTATCTGATTCATACAACTAAAAATATTAATATCCAAAATATCTTCGATTACTTCTCGTCTATCTACTGCAGATAACTGCATAAATGGAACAAAAGAAGAACTACCTAATGTGACAATCTGGGTAAACGATTTATAATTCATTTTTAAAATCTGTTCTTCTAGTAATTTTTGATAGTCTTTAGCCTTTGCAGACTGTTCCATCAATTCACCATTCTTACGGATTTCAAATTTTTTGGGTTTTAACCCACGAACAATTTCATATTCATCTTCGTATATCTCAAACTTTAAATGAACAACACAATCTTTATTATTCATCGTATTAATAAGTTGAGGAATATTTATTTTTCGAAATGGTTTACCAAACAAAGCAAATGTAATAGAATCAAGAAGAGCATATGATTTACCGTGACCATTTGATCCGGAAACTAAAGTCATGTTGTCACTACAAAAATCTATCTCTGTAAAGTAATTACCAAACGAACCAAAATTTTTAAATTTCACAGTTTTAAATGTTATCATTTATCTACTTTAATAGAATCCAATTCTTTATTGTTTACCATCGATTTAAATTCACCACGTTTTACTGGATCGTTTTTCTTATCTCGCAGTATTTTGGGGGCACCGAAATTAGGATTAGGTAATGACTTTGGAGTTTCTCCTGAAGTTCGTTTTTTACCACACCCACAACCTTTCTTTTCTATTTTTCTTGGCATTGAAGTTTCCTTTTCATCTGGGAGAATTGGATAGAATGTTATCTCCTCACCAACTGCAATGTCTTTAATAGCACGAATAGTTACAACACCAAATCTATTATCGTGTTGATATACTGCGTTGTTGTCTGGATAAAACCGATATAAAGAAAAATTTCCTCCAACCAGTGACAGTTTTGTTGTGTCTGTGTCTGGGTCTGGGGTATATACCAAACCATCCAACAATTCGTTGTCTTTGACCTCATCACCAGAATAAAAAGATTCTAATGTAGATGATATTGGTTTTGTTACACATTCTTCAATAATTTGTCCCATTTTGTATCTTTGGGATGCAACGACAATGTAGCCATCTTCTGTTCCAACAGGTTTGGATCCCCGCACTGTAAAATCACTATAGTAAAAATTTCCGTTGTTCATTGATCTAGAGCCTCCAAATATATTTCATTTGCTAATTTTTTAAGTACACCTGTATTTATATCAATTTCTAAACTATCTATTTCTTCATTTATAATGCTAAGAGTATCTTTAGATAAATCAACAGGATCTTTTTCTGTTTGATTCAATGATATATCTTCTATTATAGTGAACTCGTAAGGATTTTCATGTTCAATTTTTCTAATTTTTTCATCTACTATAGATCTTTTACAATCAGAAGTTACTATGAGTTTAACATACTTATTAGAAAAAACAGAATAATCAAAAATATCATCTTCTGGGTTTATCGAATAAAACATCCTATCGGGATTTTCAACAAACGTCAATTCTCTAGTGTTTGTATCTAATACATGAAAACCTTTCATATCATTCATGTCAGAAAATGTTATTTCATATTGTGTTCCAAGATATTTTACATTTTTATTTTCTGATTTATTATGGAAGTGGCCACTCAAAACCTGTTCGAATCTACCAAGAAAAGAATCGTCCATCCCACCAGAAAACTTAACTCCACGAAGAACTTCATAATTATTCAATTCAAAATGACCACATAAAATAGGACAAGTGGTATTTTTAATAAAATCTAAAACCGAATCTTTATTTTGTGAGCATATCCAAGGAACCATTCCTATAGAAAGACCGTCGAAATCTAATAACTTACATTCTTCATATAAATGAAATGAATTATAATGAGAAAACAATTGTTTCGGTGAATTTACTTCGTTGGTATTTCTATAAAATGTGTCGTGGTTACCAAGAAGCATATGTAAATCAATACCAAGTTTATCTAACTTATCGAAAAACCGAGTGTTTACTTGAGTAAGAGTATTGAAATTAACATACTTTCTTCTATCCATCAAATCGCCTAGATGTAGAATTGTAGTTATTTCATTTTCTTCTATGTAAGGAAAAAATACCTCGTCGAAGAATTTAAAAAAGTAATTTAAAAATACTGAAGAATCATTCCGAGCACCAAAGTGAGTATCATTTAGGATCGCTATTTTCATTCTTTTTGCTTTTCTTTTTAGTGTCAAATTTTTCTATATCATTTTTTGATAGAGAAAAGTAATCAGCAAGATGACTTTCTGGATTTTGTTCTTCATCAAAGTTATTATTTTTCAACCAAGAAGTCAAAGATCCACCAGTATCCATACTCTTTAATAGTTTATACTTTATGAAGTTTTGTTTCTTTTCTTTTTCTATTCTTCGTATAAAGGCATAATACGTTATTTGTGTAAAATATGAAAACGGATTCTTTGACTTTTCTGGGTCAAAGTTATGTGCATACATTAGGCAGTTTTCTACTGCATCACCAATCATGTCTTCTCTGAATGGATAATTAGCAAAGTTTGACTTAAATGATAAGTGCTCTGCTATCTTCCAAAAACACTCACCGATATATTCGTTAATGGGAGGCTTACCTTCTCCCTGTTCTGCGAGTTCAATTACTTTTAATTTCCACTCACTCATTTCCGCAAAAAACTTCTTATTATCTATGTAATTATTACTCATGTTTTTTCCTTGACATATTATAAAGTACCTGTAAAATCCGAGTGTAACGAGTTAAAAAGAGTAGTATTAATACTCTCTTGTATCTGAACTCCAATCAGTCCATCTATTACCATAATCAGGATGGTTGATTTCTTTTTCAGTAGTATCATCACTTATTTCTTCTGATGGTATTTCAAACTCAAGATCAAACTCAAAAGAAGATGTACCCATAGAATTTATTTGATTTATCAAATCATCTAACGTCTGTGGGGGATTCATGCTAGCCTCTTCTGAGTCTACCCTATCCATCATTTCATCTAACATTTGCTGTACATTATCTTTCATTTCATTCTGAAAGGTATCAATGTTCTTAATCTCTCTCTTCTTAGTATTCAGTTTTTTTTCTTTTTCTTTTTCATATAGAGAAACTACCTCCTCTATAGGTCTATTGTAAGAGACTATAATATTTTCTGGTATCTTGACAAACTTGTCTGAACTGTAGGATACCCAATCTTTGAGTATTGTTATTTCTTTTTGCATACCAGACACAGGATCAGACATAACTATAGTTCTAAAACACATGGGTGTCTCCATATACACTTTACCATTCTGCCTTTTTTGTATTCTGGTGATTAGCTCGTCACCTGTATTTAGTTTTAGGATGCGGTAAATTGAACCCATATCTATCTCCTCATACCTTTATTCTTTTCAGTGTGTAACTAAACTTCTCATTATTATATATTCTAACTCGTTCATCTAAATGTCTCATTGTGTGGTTTGTATAACTTTTATAACAAAGATCATCTGATATATCGTAAACTTTAGTTTTGCCCTTACCTTCAGATTTTCTTAACCCACGACCAATAGATTGAAGAACACGAATAACTGACTTGGATGGAGAAGAAAATATCACATTTGCAATACTTGGAATATTAATTCCCGTAGAACAAGTTCCGTAAGATGCAATAAGAATTGCATTTTCTTCATCACTTAAAATACCACGAATGTTTTCTCTTTGTTCTGCATCGGTCCCCCCATAAATGAAAAACACATTTCTATCTGGTGCTTTTTCTTTTATCATTTCATGTAATACTTTACCATGTAGATCTACAAAATTAAAAAGGAGTAAACTATTACCTTTTAAATTGAGTGTCAAATCACGAATAAAGTTGTTTCTTGTTTTACTCGTGATTATAAAATTAAGTTCGTCTTGATATGCAATTCGTTTCATATCACTTTTAACTTTATCGTCATAATCGAGTATGAGACATTCTATTTCAACATCAGTAAGTAGTTTCTTTTCAATTAACTTCTTGGTAGATGTTACATTATATACAGGACCAAACAGACCTTCGATTACTAACTTATGGGTTAGTGTGCCATCAAGTGTTCCTGTAGTACCAATTCGATAGTGGGCATCAGTCAACTTAGTCATTAGTGATGTTAGGGACTTTGCTTTAAACAAGTGACACTCATCTCCAAATACAGCTCCGAACTGATCGAAAAACTGTTTAGGCATATTATAGAGGCTTTGCCAAGTAGATACAACTATTTTCTTGGCAGTTTGTTTTTCTGCACCAGAAAAAATAGTATGTACATTGTTTGCAACGTCCCACGTACCAGCTGAGTAGTCCTCAAAGTCCTTGTAAAGCTGAGTTACCAATCCTACCGTTGGAACTACGATTAAAACTTTTTCGTTGTCATTTAAACGCATTATTGCATCTCGAACTAACATGTATATAATCAAAGACTTGCCACTACCGGTGGGTGATAGTAGTAGACAGCGTTTGGTTTTCATTGCTTGATAACAAGCCTTTAGTTGGTGTGGATGTGGTTTTAATTTCAACTTGAGTGACTTGATAAATTCACCAAACTCATCCATCGTATAGTCTTCAGATTCTAGTAATTTTTCACTGTCAATCTCTATACTATACTTTCTGTCTTCTGCAAACTTTTTGACATAATCAAATAAACCAGCATATATGTTTCTAGAATACAAATTGAATAGTCTTATTTGACCATCCCATATTTTCTTTTTATATGCTGGTGTATATTGATAATTAGGAACGTAAAAAGTAAAGTACTGATTCAGTTCTTTTGCTACTGACTTTTCACATTCTATAAACAGATTAACTGCATCTTTTTGTCGTATAGTTAAATCCATCAAACACCCTGTGTAAATTTAATCCATTCTATTGCAGATTTAATATTCCACTGTCTACCTGTTATAATTTTTATGACTTGTTCTAGATAAGAAACTACAGATGTCTGTAGTGATATCTTTGCTCGTATTTGTTGCATTTCTATATCAGAATCCAAAAACATAGGAATATCTGTTTTAAGTATTACATGTTCAAATGGATCCCAATTATTTCGTTTTAAATCATCATCTCCCATTTTACCACTATAATACAACCACTTGTCTCGTTTCATTACTTTTTCTTGAAACGATAGCTTTTCCAATTCTAACTTGGAGTTTTCGTGCATGACTAAGTATTTGTTGTGTAACTGTGGGGTTTTAAGTGATTCTGAATTTAAATCAGTTTCGTCTATTCCAATATCTGCTTTCACCATATTGCGAAGAGTTTCAATATCCATACATTCTCCATCATGTAAATTTATATCACGTTATATCATAATACGAATAACGAAAAGTCACAGAAGAAGATAGCTGAATGCTATCTGCCGATGTTGTTGTAAAAGAAAACCCAGTTAGTGATATAGGAAACATATTATAAAAACTGTAAGTATACTTTGGTTTATATGCACTGTTTAATATAATTAATTCGCCAACTGTAGTTGATATATTACAATCATTGTACATATCATCTTGTGATTCATCATTCATAGGACCAAGACGCCTTAGCCACTCATATATTTCTCTCCAACTTTCTAGTTCTTCGTCAACCAAAAAGGAAAGAGTTAAATCTTCAAAAATGAACTTACCCGAGGCTGTTGGTATGTTAACACCAAACGCAGTATTTAAATCAGCACTAATAAATTCAATAGAAGGAACGTTTACTCCAGTAACATAATTCGAAAGAATTGGAATTCTGGATGTATTAAATTTAAACTGATTTGCTGTCAGTAAATTAGAAGTGCTAGGTGTGTTACCAAGATGTCTAGGGTCGTTGCTCATATTACTATTTATACAAAAAAAAGGAGCACTCCGAAGAGTGCTCCCTTTTCGTTCTTAACTGGACTATCAACCAGTTGTACCACCAGCAGCAAAACCGTGGAGGTTCTTGACTGCGAAGATGCGGTAGTACTGGTTTCCACCGAGTGTACCAAGAGTTGTGCTCTCGGCAAATGGGTTGGCAACCATACCGTATCGAGTCTTGAACCCGATCTTTGGCTGGAAGGTGTCGTGATCGACAGCTCTTACCATCTGGAGTGGAACGTATGGGCAGTAGAAGAAACCTGCGTCATATGGGTTTGTACCCTTATAACCGACTACTGCGTAGTCACCG